TCTAATTCTTCTTCTTCTGTTGTGTTGTCTAAAAACTCCTCAAATAAATCAAACTCATCGTCTGACCATTCAAGCATTTCTAATGGTATTTCACCGAACTCGTCATAGTCCCAATCTTCCATCCATGTGGTAGTTGGTATGATTTCTTCTTCAAGCCAAAACTCGTCTTCAATAAATTCTTGTTCTAATTCCTCAAGTTGTTCCCAAAGCCCTTCGGGTTCTTCCAACTCCTCCCATTCTTCGTCTGTGTTTTCTTCTTCAAACCAAACTTCGTCAATAATTTCTTCAATAATTTCTTCAATTTCTTCCTCCTCAAATTCTTCAAATAATTGTTCAGGATCAAACCATTCTTCTTCGATCCATTCTTCTTCCAAAATAAATTCTTCAAACCATTCATCTTCTTCCATCCATTCTTGTGGTTCTTCATCCCACCATTCTTCTTCTTCATAAATGACAAAGGTTTCTAACTCGGCTTCTTCTTCAAACCATTCTTCGTCATAATCAATTTCTTCCCAGATTTCGTCTTCCCAGTAATCTTCTTCTACTGCTAAGAGAATCTCTGTTAAATCAAACTCCTCAAATTCTTCTTCTATTTCCCATTCTTGTGTTTCTTCTAATTCTTCAAGCCACGTTTCACCTAATACTTCTTCGACACGATCTTCTATAATTGCTTGGAAGTATTCGGCGTCTGAAGCTACCCAAGCTTCGATAGACTCCTCTACTTGTTCTACTTCTCCGATATCCTCATCAAACGAAATCGCAAGCATTACGGGAACCTGTTCAGGTTCTTCTTCTAGTTCTATTTCTTCTTGTCTGTCTTCAACTCGAAACGGAGTTAAGTCAACTTCGACTTCAGCTAAAAGTTCGCCCGTGTTGTCTGCTATAGAAATATCTAACACTGTTGGAGCTTCTATTGCAGGTGCAGATTGTCCTGCTTCTATTACAGGCGGCGGTTCAGGAACGAATTGAACTGCTACTTGCTGTCCTTGTTCAACTTCTATTTCTACTTCTAAAGCATCAATAGCTATAGCTACAATAGCTTCTTCGATGTCCGCTATTTCAACAACTTCTTCAGAAAAATGTATTAAAGATTCTGTTACTATTTCTTCTTCTATTTCAGGTTCATCTATTACAATGTCTGCTTCAATTTGAACTGATTTCTCATCATCCAATATGAGAAGTGAAAATTGTTGTGTGGTATCTTGTTGGGGTTCCTGCTCTGGAGGTGAATCTTCGACTACCCCCTCCGTAGGCGTTATTGGCGATGTATCCTCTGGGGTGGGAATGTCTATAACATCTACATCTGCACTGAAATCCTCTACATCAGGTGGTAAAAAAACCATTACTGGATCAGCGGTTGAAACTCCTGATATTAAATAACGATAAGTAGCACCTTCTATTTCATTGACAAATTTGCCGTCGTAATAACCCAGACGCTCACCTGATTCAGTTACAATTTGAATAGACATCTGTTTACTGCCTGAAGCGGCAACAGTTAACAATGTGCCTGATTCTTGACTTTCTTCTTGAGGACAGAAACTGCAAGTGAAAGGCCCCGAACGGGAAGTCATTGGAGTTAATTCCATTGTCCCAGTTCCCCCACCCCAAGCTTCTGTTGGTTCAGTCGGGTTGGTAGCGGCTAAAGCATAATTCCAACCATTTTCATCTACATCAATCCATCGTTCTGTCGTAGCCCAATTGGAATCGTAAATGTAAATTCGCCAAGTATCTCCGTCTGTAGTTACTTTGTAAGGTGTTACAGCATGACCACCCTGCTCAGAGTAAATGCCTATCGTGTAACCAACTGAAGGTTCACCTGCTTCTGCTTTAGCAAAATCTTCATAAAGTATTCGAGCTAAAGCTAAAGGAGAAAGTTCTAAGAACTGTGCTGCTTGTTGTTGAACTTCGATAGCAAATTGTGTGGCATACCAGTAAGCAATCTCTGATAGTAAAGCAGGATCTTCTTTGATTAATGCGGCTACTTCTTCAGCGTTTTGAAAAGCAGATAAAGTAAGCGGGTCATTAGCTAAACGTAAAGATAAAACTGTTAATCCCTCACACAAACCGCCTTTCATTGAGCGATTGGCTTGAGCTATTAACTGAAGAATTACTGGATAAGGAGTACATTCGTTATCTGTTACATCAGAACAAACTTGATCATCGCCGTAAAACCTGCGAGTCATATTAACTGTTAAACCTGCGGGTGCTTCTCCACCACCAAAATTCTCAAAAGAAAAGCCATCATTTACAGGTTGATACTCTAAAGAAGCTGAAATATCTTTTTTAACAGGTGCAAGTGTTGTTTCTGTAATTTCAGGAATAGTTTCTGCAACAGTTACAGTAGGTATTGGTGCTATTTCAGTTGTTTTAGTTGTTTTACCTTGAGCGCAAGAGGCAATGAGTAATGCTGTTGAAAGAACAGCGACTACTCTTTTTATCAACGTCGTTTACGTCGTCTTTGATACATGGCAAGCAACCCAATACTTATAACTAATATCGAGGCGACAATTATAACAGTTATGGAACCGCTAGGAACTGCGCTCATGTCAATAGCGAAATTTTTGGTTCCGCCACCTAGCAGATCATTTTCTGCTTTAAGTCCTGCTACCGCTTCCTCCAACATTGTCACCTTATGAGTTAATGCCGCTTCATCTCCAGATGAGTCCCACAGAAACCCGAAAGTGCCGCCAAGAGTTGCAGGCAACCCAACCACATAAGCAATATTGTCCTTAATTGTTTCAATTAAACTTTGTGATTTTTCAACTTTAGCTTTTATACCTTGAGTTTTACTGATAGTCGCATCAACACTTAATTGCAGACGTTCCTGTATATGGTCTAAAGCTTCAGTTAATTGCTGGTCATCCAAGATGCCCTCCTAATTTCTGAGGACACTCTGGTCACTGGCAAACATCTTAGCAGATTAGTATTTTTTTCTAAAGCTAATACAAGGTGTGATTTGGTTTAATGTAGATTAGTAATTGAGTTATAGCACAAACCATTTAATAATAAGATAGAGGAAACAAAATCTGAAAAGTTAAATGGCAATGGACTGAGAAAAGAGTAGGGAACTACCTAGAACTTAACGTGAGATGGTAGGAAACGAAGAAATCGGTCGGTGTTATAACTTTTTTAAATTAATGCTGGTTCAGGTAAATCTGCTTCAATTCTTTTAGCTCTACCACCAATCGAATAGCCTCTCAACTCACCTGCTTTAACAAGCTCCCAAGCCCAATCCTCCCAAACAACACCAAGAAAAGGAGTGTCAGCAGGGAACGTCTGTTTCGTTACACCCTGATTAGGAACTTCTAAATCAACTTCAATAGGGAAAGGCCAAGTAAGAGTCTCAACCATTTCACCGGCTACTTTATCTGAATGTTGTATAAAGATTCTGCGGTCACCTTTGCGAACCCAATTCCATAAAGCTTTTTGTAAAGTTATTGAATCAGTAAATTCACCGTGTGCATCTTCCCTGTCGGGAACATATACAGGTCCTAATGTGTATCGTTGTTCATCCTGTTTGATAACAGGCGTTATGCCTGTCATTGGTTCAGAAAGCATTTCCAATTTTTTTTCAACATTACCTAAATCATAAGGAGGAGCTATCCCCCTGCTTTCCAATTCGTCCTCTATCAAGTTGTGTACCACAATGTGTTCAGCGCCTACTTCTTTTAAAGCATGTAAACGGTCATGGTATTTAACCAATTGTTTAGTAGAAGTTGGTTCGAGTTTATCTAATTTGAATCTTTCTATTTGTTGTAAACGGCTAATAGCATCTTGTTCACTTGCATAACATCCGAACGATCTGCCTGTCATTGAATAAACACAAAACTGTCCGTTTTCTTGTTTTATTTCTTTATCTGATTCGACATAATAATCATCATCATGGTGATCTTCAGAATCCATTTCTGGTTCATCTGAATTAAGCATTTTTTCTTCAAGCCTGTGAATTAAACGCATTAACGGTTTAAGCAAAGTCCAGCATTCTTCGTGATCCATCATTAATCGGTATGCCATAAGCAGATGAGTCATAGCATCAATACCTTGAGCTGTGTCTCCGTATTCAGCTTTTTCCTCGTCATATAACCCATAGCCTTTAAGCGTTTCTTCATCCATGTCTTTATCTGTTCCTTTATGCGATTGAACTAATTTTTTTGACCAAGAGAAACCAGCATCTCCACCCCATAAAGCCCAAGCGATACGCCCTGCTGATGGGTAACCTTTTTCTCCTCTTTCAAAACCTTCTGCTTTCTTATCTACTTCATGTCTAGAAAAATAAGAATACATTCTTTTAACAGTGTCTAAAGGTAAAGACTTAGCGTTAAGAATATCTCTAGCTCTCGATACCCCTACCTGTGTTCCACCTCTATTAAATTCTTTACGCCAAGCTAACCCACGTTTAGCTTCTGCTTTCATACCAGCAGTAGGAGTGTGTGGTTCAGCTTTTTGCACAGCAGGCATCTTTAATACTTTACTCATCAAAATAGCCTATGTCCATGAGTTGTTTGGTTGATAAATCACTAACTCTTTTTCCTGCTGGTAATTTGAACATCCAGCTATGCGGGGAAGTGTTTAGTTCTGTATCATCTTTTCCATATACGACTGGTTGAACAGTTTTATTACTTGCGCCCATTATTCAATCATCCCTGTTGCTCGAAGCCAATTTTCAAAAGCAGGGACAATCACTTCTTCAAATTCTCCGACAGAAAACAATTCACCTGTAATCCCATCAGTCCCAGTAATCCTTTTAGCTAGCATTTTTCTTTCTGTTAATGAGCCTACTCTGGTTGGAATGTATTGCTCAAATATTCTTGCTATACGTTCACTAGGATCTAACAAATATTTAAATCTTTTTTCTACTTGAGTGATATCGGCACTTGTTTTTGCTTTAGCTAAAGAGCTTACTTTAAATTGATTTATGCGTATAGTAGCCTCAGCATTTTCTAATGCTTCAAATAATCTCATTAAAGCAATATCAGCTTCATCCTCTAAACTTATGATTGCTTCTTCTAAAGTCATATTAAATTTCTTTATTCTTAATTCCGTTAACTCTGTTATTGCTCTAGCTCTTGATTGCATACCCATACCGTTTACAGGTAAAGCGCCTTTTCTAGGAGGATCAAGTAAAAACCTTCCCATGTTTCCGGCATTATTTGGTGTGGGTTGGTTTTTAGTTAAATGCAAATAATCAATATTATGTCCGTTTTCGTGATAAAAGATTTGTTTCATTTCTGCATCGTATTCAGGTGTGCCTTTTTTGTAATCGCTAATTTCTGATACACGAACCCTTCTTCTTTGCGGTGTTCGATCATCAACCCAATCTGCAAAAGAACCTCCATCAGCGGCTGGATCTGCGCCACCACTAAGAATCGCGTTTGTGTCATCTTTGTATTTAATAAGAGACTGTTCGTATTTTAAAGCGGCTTCCTTAAATTCATCTTCAGATTTGTAACCTGCTTCTTTCCAATTAGCAAAAGGAAATTTTCCTTCTTCAGCTAATTCTTCTAAAACATCATCTGCACTCTTAGCACCATCAGCTAAATCATCTATTGTTGCAGAAGCCCATTGTCGTTGATCCCATTGTTGGTTATTTGCATACCCGCCACGCCGTGAATCAATAGCATCTCGTAGTTTCTTAGGTTTTTTAGGAAATTTCGGTAACACAACAGTTTCTGCAGGACTGAAATCACCTGCAACTCTAAAATCTGCTCCTGATCCGCTTTTAGCCTTAAGAGATGCAGTTTTAATATGTGTTCGTAAATTTGTTACTTGTATAGGTGTACCAAAAATTGATGCAATTTTTTCTATAGCATCTTCAATAACTTTGCCTAAAGTACCTGCTGAATAATTTACTGTTGCATTGATTTCGTAAAAACCATCATCTTTCCATGTTTTACCTGTTTCAGTAGGAGTGGGTTTAGGTTGCACAGGAACAGCATCTATTTCCTCTATAACTTCATCAACATTTGGAGTTTTTGGAGAAGGCACAACATTAGGTTGCACTGGTGTAGCAGTTGCAGTAGGTGTTGGTGTTGGTGTTGGCGTTCTCGGAACCGAAGGCGGTCTGAAAGCAGTAGTCACATTAGGTGCAGATTGAAAACCAGAATTGAATTGCCAAACAATCGGGTTCTCAGGAGTCCCAGCAGGAAACTTAGGATTACCTGCACCTATAGCTTGAGGCGCTTCGTTAATTCGATGAGAAAAATCTACATCACAACGACAATTAGGATGAGCAGGAGGTCCATCACCTACATCTGGAAAAGATTGATTAACAGGAATAGCTCTACCAAACCCAAGACTTACACACACAGGGCATACATCTGTAACACCTGTGATCCATTTCTTACCTGATGTTACAGGATCAGCCAAACCTGAATCTAAAGCTTCACGCATTGAATCTAATTGACCTGCAACCTGTGCTCGTTTAATCTCAGTGCGAGAAATCATTCTTGCTCTTGAACGGCGAAGCTTTTTAGCGTACTTATTAGAATCGTCTCTTATTTTGTTGTATGCTCTAGCGCCTGTAACTCCCTTATCAGCTAACTGTTGAGCTATTTTTTCTGAACGGCGAAAAACGGCTCTTTCCCAAGGGTGAGTTAAACCTGCCGAATTGACTCCTCGCATTTGAGCGAGTTGTCTACCTAAAGGAGTGTTCGGGTTCATTTCTTCTAGCACATTAAATAAAGCGCTTGATGTTTGACCTGCTGTTAAACCCATTACTGATCTTCCAGTAGAAAAAGTTTGTGCAGTTGTAAAAGATTCGCCTATAAGTTCCTGAATGACTTTTTGTTGTTCCTCTATCATTGCTGTAACAAGAGTCGCTGAACGAAACTGTGCGTATTGAACTGAAGCTGAACTAACTTCGTCGAATGATTCTAGTCCTACAGGCGCCCAAACTGCTTTCGGATCTTTGCCTACATCTATCCCACCGACTGATGCTTTAGTTACTTTTCCATCTTCATCAGTTAAACGTAAAGGACTTCGTAAGCGTTTTAACTGTCTGTTAGCTTCAGCGCGTATCCTATCCTGTTGAGTAATTGCGCCTTCGTTAAAAGACACTTGCAACAAAGCCGCTATTTGTTGCATATAAGGTTGTGATATTTCTTTAGCTCTTTGCAAATATTGTTCAGGATTTAATTTGCCATCTACCCAAAGTTCAACAGGAGGCATAGCGGCGAACATTTGTTCCATTATTTTGCCTACAGATTTTTCTCTGCCTCGAAGTACTGCATCACCAACAGGTCGAAATTTTGGTTGATGATTAGATTTTGCTTTGTTTACATCCCAAGAAAGGGGAATATGGTTAATCTTTTTTGACCGACCAACATTAATTTTGCCAGCCATTTAGTCGATGCTTTCCGCTTCCTCCTGCGGTAGCCCTGCGATGTCTCTTAAGTGTTCACCTAAGCTTTCATCAGGCAGGATAGCTCCGACTCCTGCAAGTTTCTGTACGTAATCTGCTATAGCGTTTAGGTCAACTTGTCGAGGTGAATCGTAATCGACTGTTGGGTAATATTGTGGGTCAACTCCGTTTAGTTTCATTAAACGTGGAATAGCGTGCTTATTAATAACTTCAGCTATGCCTGTAACCCAAGTGTCTAAAGCATCAGAGAATAATTGTATTTTTGAAACTGAAAGAGCTTGAGTGCCTACGTTGTCATGTCCGAGAAGAATAAAGTCCGCTAACACTGACATTGCTATGCGAGCATCATAACGTGCGATAATAGCGTTAGTGTCAAATTGTCTACGCCCGCCTGTAGTTAACAGCTTCAAATCGTAAGCAAGCTGTTTAGTGTCAGGATCATAAGCGAGAGGAAACACTATTCCTTCTTGCTCATCACGGCGGATGTTTCTAACCATTTGTTTAATAGCAGTAAGCGCTTCTCTTTCCTGCGCTGTTGCATTATCTGAAAGTAGATGAGGTGGCACTAAAGCAACTGGCATACCAGCAAGATCACGTTCAATACCAATAGCTTCAATCTCGGCTATGCGCTTCTGGAAATACCAAGGCACGAAAGCGTTACGAAGAATTGATCTACCTTGAGGATTGTTTCGTTTCGTACTTGTTCTAAACAACAAACATTTCTCTATAGGTAAATAAACTTCACCATGTCCTGAAAGGGGGTTCATCTGATAAGCGCCGTCAATGCCACCGTTCTTATCGAACTGCCAGCGGGTAATGGTTGATTGGTCTCTTATAGGCCATTTACGCCAACCGATACGCCCATCAGAGAAGTTAGATCGTTCACTAGAATCTTCTCTTTCGGGTCCACTTCTTCTTTTGTAAACAATTTCGTTATAGCAGTAACCGAACTGCAACATTGAAAGAACAGAGGAAAGAGTATCAGCCCAAGAATGAGACATGTCACTCATGCACCCTGAAACAAATTCTGCTTCTTCAATCGCACGCTGTTCGTTAGGGTCAGAAGGTGTAACAGTCCAATTCACACCTCTTATAAGCATTTCTACTGAATAAAGGATTGCTCCAATAACAGGATGGTTGTCGGACATCTCACGATAAGTGGCATACCCTCGTTTACCTTGAAGTTGCCTTAAAAAATCTTCTTGAACATCACCGCCGTATTGGACAAGCCCTGTGGAACCAACTTCACCCATATCAGTTGAAGCGGGTGCGGCTTTCTGGAAGTCGTCAGTTAAAGACATAATGTGATCTTACATCAATACCATGTTTATTGCTTCTATTCAAGATTGTTGCCTATATTTTTTGCGTAATGGAATGAGTCTACGAGTATCCACTCCATTTGGGAAAATCATTTTGGTAGTTCCTTTTTTTGGATCAATTTCTAAACGCCCAAACGGAGTGTCCTCATCTGTTAAAATTACTTTTTCACTCATTGTGGTATCCACGGATTTACTTGTTCAATGTTTATAGGCGCAACAGCGGCATGGTGACGAGCACCGTCAATCATTAATTCTGTCAATGCCCATACTAGAGCATCTAATCGGTCAGGGGAAGCTGACACATCAGGAACCCATGAACACAATTGGTCTTCTAAATCAGGGAAAGATCCAACATGGTGGACTTTATGTTGCTCATATAAAGCAGCTATTGGTTCTGCGCGAACTCTTTTTCCTCGACTTGCATGAACTAATCGTAGAGGTATGTTTCTGTCCACTGTGTTTAAAGTGTGGCGTATCATATCTCCACCTTGATTAGCTTCAGCTACTATTCGATCAGCTTTTAACCTGTGATATGCGGCAACAGCTTCGTTAGCCCATTCCAAAGGTGTTCCTCGTTTGGAAACATCTTCCAAAATGTAGCCATGTCCTGCTTCATCTATACCTGCGGCGACTATTCCTGTTTCAGCGGAACTTTCGTGAGATGAAACAGCAGGGTCAATAGCTACAACTATTCTTTTCAAATCAGGCAACTGTGAAACTCTTGCTTCGTCAAGCATGTCTCGGCTCCATAAAGCGCCATCTACATCATCTAGTATTTCAGCGTGTAATTCTTGTCTTCCTAAACGGGTGCCTTCATAACGTTCAATTATTTCCTCAAAGAATGAACTAGCAAGATTCGTTTTATTTTCAAAGGTGCTTCCGTGAGTAACAATCACATCTTTTCTGTGAACTAACTCTCTTATTATTCGTGTTGGTCGAGGTGTTGTAGTAACTAATGCTTGGGGATGTTCACCGATACGCAACCCGAAGATAAGCATGTCCCAAGCGTCAGGATACCTCCATGCTGCTAACTCATCGCACCAAGCGAGATCATGATTAGGTCCTCTTAACCTGTCAGGTTCATCTGCTGAAAAGGCTGTTGCCATTGCTCCGTTATGAAAAGTTATTCTTCTTTTAGATGGTTCATATCGGGGTCTTTCATTATCAGGAAAGATAGACAAAATACCTGATTCACCTTCTATCATAGTGTCACGAACATCTGCGGCTGTAGCGCCAACTAAAGCTATGTGTCCTGCTTTTCCTAATTCAACTTGTTCTCTTACCCACTCTGAACCTGTTCTTGTTTTACCAAAACCTCTACCTGCAAGAATAAGCCACACTCTCCAATTACCTTCAGGTGTTATTTGTTTCGGTCTGCGCCAAAGTCTCCAATCATGCATTACTGCTTCAAGTTGTTCCTGTGAAAGTCCTTCAAATAACAGATTTGGTTCTGTTCTACGAGAAATCTCCTCAACAACCGATAATTCTGACATTTGGAGCCTTTCTAAGCTGTTTGTAGGTTGTTTTGGTGGTAACCATCATCGTAGTATCTATTCGTCTAGAGATGGCTCTAAAGCTGTCTCAGATGGTATTTCCACAATCAAAGGTTCTTTATCCAGTTCCTCAGCCAAAGGACCTTGTTTATCTCTTAATTCTGCTAAACGAGTAATTAATAAATCACCAACATCAGTTCTGATAGCTCCACCTGCTAAACCAGAAACCTCAAGCTGTCGAGGAGCATCTAAACCAAACAATTCAGATCTTCTTTTAGAAATTCTTACAGCAGTCATAACAATATTTAAAAACTCATTTACTTCAGCTTGATTACGGTCAGCTTCCAACAAGCGGGCAAAAGTTCTTCGCCATAACTCATCAACACGTTCGCCTTCTAAAACTCTTAAATTGTCTACAGCTTCCCTACCCCAAGAATTTAAAGCCGCATCATAAGCTTCTTTAGCTCCTGAACGGCTTGCATAACCCAATTCTTGAGCAATTCGATCAAAAGTAAGACCAGCGGCTCGCATTTGAACAACCTGTCTATATCTTTCAGCCGTTTCAGGTGATAATGCTGGTGATTGTCCTTTCGCCATTAGCTTTTTTTCCAATAAGTCGGGCGGTTATTCCATAAAGTTGTTTTTATATTTTCATAACCTTTTTCTTTTAATGCTTTATTAAATAAACGAGATATTTGTATTCCTGAATATTCAACAGCTTCGTGTTTATAAATATCAAAATGCCCGATTGATGGGCTAGTGAAAGTATTTGCTATAAGTAAATTGCAGGGATCTAATTCTTGTAAAACTTCAAACAAATGTTGTATCGGTGTCTCAAAATGTTCAAAATATTCTGATGCAAATACAAGATCAACTGGTTTGTTTATCTGATTGGGTGAGGCAACCATTTCAAAACGATTCTCACCAGTTTTATAAGGATCAGCTATTCGTTTAGCAATTCTTGTCTGGTCACTATCGGGAACATTAGTTCCAACAACTTGAGCGTTAGGAAAAAGTTGAGTTAAAGCCGCAGTTGAAAACCCTATACCGCAACCAAGATCCACAACTGACTTTACTTGACCTAAATCTTTTACAACTCCTGTAGGGGATAAAGATTTTTCTTTATTGATTTGAAGAAGATACTTCCGAGCATAAATACTCCAACAAGCAAAAGCTTCTGCTAAATAAAGAGGTGAATCATAAACTTCGTAAGCTGGAGTACTAGATTTTAAAGAATTATACCAACGCTTATATAACGAATATAAAGGAACATTTTCAGAAATTTTTAAATCATTTTCTGCGTATGCTTTAATTACACCTTTTGTTGCATTAATAATAAAATCAGGATTTTGCACATTCTCAATAACCATTGAACGATAAAAAACTTTGAATGCTTCTTTAGGTTTAATATTTAATAAATCAAACGGGTATTGTTTTGTATTTTCCATATTTACAATTCCTTTGTTTTGAACCAGTCAACAGTACGATTTAAACCTTGCTGTAAGTCAATAGCAGGTTTCCAATTGAGTTTCGATTGCGCCAATGAAGAATCTAAAGCTGAATATTGCAATTCTCCTTTACGATTATTTTCCCATTTTGGTTCAGCAGTAGGATCTATTATTGAAGCCAACATTTTATGCAATTCATTTATTGAAGTTTCTTCACCACTCCCAATATTGAAAAGTTCTTCACCTTCGTATTCTTCTGCGCTTAAAAAAGCTTCTACCACATCATCAATGTAAATAAAATCTCTCGTTTGCTTTCCATCCCCATAAATAACTGCCTGTTTGCCTTCCAACAACATCCCTGCGAAAATAGAAATTACTCCTGCCTCTCCTAAAGGATCTTGTCGAGGACCATACACATTTCCCAAAGCAAGACTCGTTCCTGATAATTTATGAAGAAAACGATAAACGTCTAAATAAAGATCACCTGCTACTTTTGCTACACCATATGGAGATAAAGGCTTACGAACAGCAGTTTCTTTAACTGGAATAAGTGCTTTGTCAAGCTCTCCATAAATCGTTCCCCCTGAAGAAGCAATAACTATTTTCTTTAAAGTTTTGTTATTAGCTCCTTCTAAAACATTAAGCAAACCTATGATATTTGTGTGTGCATCATTGAGTGGATTCCCTACAGAATGACGCACATCCATTTGAGCCGCTAAATGGAAAACAACATCAGGTTTAAAACTTCTCACCAAATCAATTATTAAAGGATTAGCAATATCCATATTGGTGATTTCTATTTCTTTTTCTATTTGAACAAGATTCTTTAATGAACCAGTAGAGAAATTATCTATTACAAGAACATCATCACCTCGTTCAACCAGTTTTTCAGTGAGATGTGAGCCTATGAAACCTGCCCCACCTGTCACAATCATTTTATTTTTTCTATTTTCCATGTTCAGACCTTAGTGTTCAGAGGTCAAGTGCGTTACGTAACGATTTTGATTCTGGGGTTCCTTCTATTTTCATTGAGTATTCGGGTATAGGTTTGGGTTTATCTACTGGTATTAATGGGTTGTCAAAATGTTTCCATGAGTGTGAAACAACGTGTTGTGGTCTACTGAATCTTCTTTTAGTTTCTACTACTCCCGGCCATACTCTTTCTAATGAACGTGCCATAGTGTTTCTTCCATCATCTTGGTAAAGGTCATCTGTGTTACCGCCTTTTACTGTCATTGTTTTTCTTTTACGAATATGAACTGCTCTGAACAGAATGGTTGACCAGTACCCTGTTGCTAAAGCTTGCAGGCATATATCCACATCATCGTTGTATCGAAGCCTCCAACGTATGTTTGCTTCGTTATTTATAAGCGAAGCTGAGTAAACTCTGCAATTACGTGTAAATGGTTTAGTTTGTTTACCTCTCACTACGAACATTTCGTAATCGAAACCTGATACAGCTACATTTTTGTATCTGTCTGTGAAATCTTCTACGATTCTTAAAGCGATATGTGATTGTATTGGGATGCTTCTGCCTTTGTAATAGCGTAGAAATTTGTCTTGGTTATCGTCGAATTGCCAATGACGGGTTGCACCTAGCTCTAATGAATGATCCATTATCCAATTACGAGTTGATAAAAGACCACACGGATTTCCTTCTTTATCTACAGGATTACTGAAAGGCAGGGTAAGAAAAGTTGTTGTGGGTGATGAACAATGCTTTTCATATTCTTCTAGTTCTTGCGGTTGAACAACTACATATATAGGAACTTCGTCTTTTTGGAAAGCTCTTATAGTGAAAGGTGTTTCCCATCTGCCTTTAGTGGGAATATAAATAGGATATTTAGGTAGTTCAGGCATTATTCGTCAATAGCAACGGTAAATTCTACTGAACTTAAATCTTCTCTCTGATCTATGCTTTCACTGGCAGGCCATCTTAATGACCAATTATTTAATCTTCGCACCGTTTCAACAAGTTCAGGATCAGCTTGTGTAGCTTTTTCTACCCATTGTTCCCTATGTTCCGCTGTTGGAAATTTTATATTCACAAAAGCTTCTTTACTAAATTCATCCATTGTAGTTGGATCTTCAAATTCGGGCATTCCAGCTTCAGCCCATTCCATTGCGGCATCGAAATCCCCTATTTCATCTGCTGGGCGAGAAACCATAGCGTAAGCAGCTAATGAATTGTCATCAAAACCTGTACCAAGTAAACCATCTTCGATGGAAACTTCTTTTAAAAGCTCTGTGAGCATTCTGTCATCATCAAAAGATAGATGCTGTATGTAATTATCAGCCGCTAAAAGTTTTAAAGCTTGTGGATCTTCAGGAGAAACTTTCAGTCTGACAACAGGGATACTGCTCATATTTAATTCTTTTGCTGCTTTAACAACTCCATGACCAGCCAAAATAGTGTTGTCTTTAGCAATAACTACATTTCTGTAAAAACCATGATCTTTAATAGATTGTTTAATGTGTTCTATTTGATCCTCGGAGTGTTGCCTGTAATTACGTGGATGTGGTTTCAAGTCATGCAATGAACATTGTTCAGCCGATCTTTGATATTCACTTGTTGGATCTTCAGGTTCAGATTTTTGTGACTGATTCAAATTGTCAAATATGCCCACAGCTATGCCTCCGTATTATGGGTTATTAACTTCTCCAATCAGCATAGCTTCTTCTGCAATACAGGGGGTGACTGGCTTATGAAAAAGTTCAAAACTTGAACATTCAGAATTTTGGTATCCATCAATCCAAATTCCCTCACCCGCATAAATAATTAGTGCAGTACAATTTTGGCATTTCATATTTTGTACTCTTTCAAAAACTGTTTGACTTCACTTGTAAAAATAGAATCCCAACCTGATTCTTCTAATAAAGCTTTTAATTGGTCAATAATCTTTAAATTCTTTTTTAACCAAGTTTCGTCGTAATCATCTTCCCAATATTTTATTTCTTCAGTAATACTATGAGTTTGACTCATAGCAACTTCTATAACTACATCCCAATCTGTATATAACCCACATCTGATTGCTTTAAGATGTCCTAAACTAGCAAAATACCGTTTTGCATCTTTCCAAGAATCTGCATCTAAATTAAAAGTGGAATCAGGGTTTTCTGCATACAATCTTTCCATATCTAAAATAATTGCATCGACACAAAATTCTGCACCTTTTTTAGCTTTTTCAGAAAGCATTTAATGTAACCCCCAGCCGCCACTGATTGATCTAACCAATCTGCCATCTTCATTATTTGCATAAGGAAAAGCAAGAATAAGATTGCTGTGTGTAATATCCACCCAATCATTGGAATGTTCAGCCGCATATTTAGGTTTGTTCATATCATCAAGCTTACGATAAAACATTAGATCGCCTTCAAACCTTTCAAACTGAACATGGATAATCTGTTTACGTGGCATAAATATTGCTATATACTCCCCATAAGTTTTGATCAAAGCTTCAACTGTTTGCCTATTTACAACTTCAGCATCGTCATAAGCTCGATTGTGATTAAAAGGAAGATTCATATTGCTTCCCCTAATTTGTAAACCTTAGTAAGTAAGCCTTTCCAAGAATTTATGAGGAGTTTGGTTTGGTAACCGATTGTGTGTTTAGTTTCACGAGGAGTAGCACCAGCTTCTTTTTGTTCCCTGTCATAAACGGCATATACATCAACCGCACATTCACAATCAGCTTTTCTGCAAGATTGTTCATCCATCCAATTATCAGGATAAGCAAATCTATCAATGTTCCAGTAAAGTTCATCCACAAATTCTTCAAAGGCAATCCATGAAGGTGCCTTGCCTTCAACTAATTCCTCTCCCCTTATTTCAAGTAAGATGTCGGTATCAACTTGGATAGTTTGGCGGTCATCTTTCATTTCGACTTGGTGGAATAAACCTTCCATTTGTTTTTTAGTTAATTTGAAAGGTAGAACAAATTGAAAATCCTCGCGAGGAGTATTTTCGATAAGTTGTTCAATCGTTTGATTTTGCATATGTTCCATTTTTCCCATCAAGTACCATTCTAACTCATATTTGCCCGACTGTCAAATCGGGGTTATACGATTAGCTCCTCCCTTCTGCCATAGTCATTTCGTTAACAGATGTTTGAACAAAATCTTTTTCGTAAAGTCTTATCCAACCGAAACTATCTACAAAGTGAAATTCTGATATAGAGTTTTTGCCACTCAAGGGATGTTCGTTTCTTGGATCCCATATCACTACTACATCTCCAACACTTAGACTGCGTGTTTGGAATTTAACTGGCATTTCTTTATCAGTTCCATCTACACGGTTGTTGATTTCAAAGCAATCTTCGTGAGGGCTATCAACTGCGTTCATTGAAGTGTTTTCTACTTGGTATGAATAAACTTCCTTCCATGAAGGTGTGTAATCTGCATAATCGGAATTAAATTCTTTGGTTAATTTCCAACAGTCTCCGAATTGTTCGTTATTTCTATGAAAAATTGTTACGTTTACTGGATTGTTGATTTGTGTTTCCATTTGGTTTTGCCTTTCGGTTTGTTTTCCCATCAAGTACCACTATAACATTGTATAACGGGGTTTATACACTTTTGCTGATATTTTTTAAAACTTTTTAATGCAGAACTATGCGAGTTCTCAATGGTTTTCCAATAAACCCAAATAAAAGTTTTCTCCATCGCTTAGAAACGCTACAAATACCTGTAAGTTTCAAATTCAATGGGAAAAGAAAAACGCCGACATTGGCTTATAGAATTCAGATCAGGAAGAAGCCATCCTACTTTTGAAGGCAAAACTCTGAATCATTCTTGGAGAGAGAAAGCCGCCTGCAAAGGAATGGATACTAACCTTTTCTTTCCGGAACCTACAGGTTCCTCATATCAGACTAGAGAAACTAAAAAAATTTGCGATAACTGTAGCGTGCAAAATGAATGTCTCGATTACTCTGTAACAGTAATGGAACGCTACGGAATTTGGGGAGGAACAACCATGAAAGGGAGAGTAAAGATTAGATCCGATTCATGGAATGAATACAAAGATTCTGCTGACAGTAAAAAAAGAGGAACTGTGCAACATCTTTCTCCCAATATGCGATCTGCTAAATGAATGGGACTTTTCGCTTGGCAAGATACTGCCTTATGTAGAGATTTTCCTACAAAATGGTGGTTCCCTGAACAAGGTGGAAAATTTGAAATTGCAGTTTTTATTTGTAAACAATGCCCGATACAGCAACGGTGTTTAGATTATGCAATAAAAGAAAATATTGCTCACGGTATTTGGGGAGGATTAACTGAATCAAAACGCAGAGCTTACAAACAGGATTCAGAAAACAAAAAGGGGTCAGAATGTTAGCTCGACCTAATCATCCTGACCCCTTGGCAAACACAGGTTTTTCTGATGGGAAAAACGAACCGAGGAGGCTCCCTGTGTCTGCAAAAGTTTTGAAGGCTGGTATCACAAATTATCTATATAGAATCCCGAAGGTAAACTTATTACTTTGTGTCGTTTCAACTACCCGCTAGGTTAACCCATTACTGCCGGTTCATCCACGAGCCTTCAAACCATATGTTCATTATTTAGTTGTCAAATATTCATATTAACCAATTCTGCTGAGTTAAGTGCAGAACTTTCTAATTCGTCTTGCCGATCTGCTTTTTTCACAGTCTGTGCATAAGATGTAATTGCTTGGGCTACACCGAGTGCAGAGTTATCCCCACCCTGATAGAAGTGTTTCAGAATATTATTTTCTTCATTTTCTGACCAACCAGATTTTTTGGAAATCATTCTCATTGTTTTAGGTGGCTGTTTAACTTCAACACCTGCAAGTTGATGCAATTCATCTATCTTGGATTTCATATATTCCACATCCAAGAAAGTTGCTACTGCATCTCTTGTTTTGGTGGTGATTAAAGCTAATTCTTGTTGTTGAGTTTCCTCAGACCAAGTAATAACCCCTTCTTCCAATTTGCTTCCAAGATGAACAGCACGCATAGCATCTTTAGTCATCTGTAAACCGTTATTACAAACTTTGACTACAAGGCGAGGAACAATAGAAAAAGCTCCACCACCTGTTTCAGAATTTTTAATAACTAAACCAGCAAAAATAGTAGGATTATCTGATCCTGATTCTCCTGTAAATGGTGAAGTGTATCCACGTAGAATTTCTTCACTGTATTGTTGAACTTCAGGGCAGGTTAACCTTAAAGACATTCTTCGATCTGAAACATCTGCTCCGTCAATATTTACTTCCACCCCAGCAGATTTAACTCCGTCAAGTGTGGCTAACAGAACATCATAATTATCTATTGTGCGATATCTGTCAGATAGAAAAGCTCTTGCAATTCCAAAGTCGTCAATATCATCAGTTCTGAAACCTCTGACAAGATGCAAAGCAGATGGGTCATTCTCCAACCAGTAATTGACATTTTCGTCATACAGTGTTGGAGCAATATGTGCAGGTGCTTCCGCTATATCTGAAGCGATTTGATTCCGCATAGTGCGGACATATCGCATTGGGATGTTTAAACGATTAGCTATTCCTTCATCAAAAATTGGTGTAGGAATTAAAGTAGCATCTTCTGTATGAACACCTTGCTCATTGATTCGGACACCACCACTTTTAACAATAAGATTACCGCCTACCATTCTCATTCCTGATGAAGGAACAACAATGTCATAACGAACATCTGATTGTTCTTTAAGCATTTCTACTAGGTTTGGTAGATCCAAATTCCTAGCTTCAGTTTGTGTTTTCATTATGCCTCCTCGACATTTGTTTATAGAAACATATTATTCAAAAGCTGTGACAAAGCTGTATTAGCTGCAAAATTCATGCCTGATAGAGCGATTCTAAGCAGTAATTAATATTTCAATGATGGATTATATGCCCGAAATTTGTTCATTATTGACAAAATAATCAACGGTTCTTTTTAAACCTTTGTGTAAAGGAACCTCAGGCTCCCAATTTAAATATTGTTTAGCCAAAGTAATATCAGGACATCTCAATTTAGGATCTCCTTCTCTTTCTAATGGCATAGGCAGAAATTGTATTCTGCTACTTGAATTGGTCATTTCTATAATTGCTTCAGCTAAAGAAAAAACTGTGAGTTCTGTCGGATTGCCAAGATTAAACGGTTGGTTTTTTACATCACAATCTTCTAAATCCAAAAGTTTTACTAAACCTTCTACAAGATCCCAAACATGGCAAAAAGAACGTGTTTGAGTTCCCTTGCCGTAAATAGGCAACGGTTTATTTGTAAGAGCTTGTTTGATGAAAGTATTTATAACTCTGCCATCATGCGGATTTATATGTTCACCATAAGTATTAAAGATTCTTGCTATACGAGTATCAGTGCCATAAACATTACAAAATGTCATAGTTGATGCTTCAGCAAATCTTTTAGCCTCGTCATAGCAACTTCTTCTGCCAACAGGATTTACAGAACCGTTATATGATTCCTTTTGAGGATGAACTTCAGGATCGCCATAAACTTCGCTAGTGGATGCTAAAAGAAATTTGGCATTAGATTTTTCAGCTAATTCCAAAAGTCTCATATTGCCTATACTTCCAGTTTCTAAAATGTGAATAGGAATCGTTTTAAAATCATCAGGCGAAGCAGGACTAGCTAAATTTAATATCGCATCAAACCCGCCTGTTTCTTGAAACGGACTAAAATTAATCCATTGACTATGCTGAGGATGGTTAATATCAACTTTATGGAATGCAAATTTAGGATGTTCTCTAACAGAATTTAAATTAGATTCTCTGCCTGTAATCAACGAATCCACTACAGTGACTTCATCACCTCTGCTTAAAAGACGATTCGTTAAATGTGAGCCAATAAAACCCGCTCCGCCTGCAACAAGAACTTTCATTCATTAAGCTTACCTATAACATGAGGTAAATTTTTTCTTTTGCGTAATTCGTTATAAACCGTTTGTTTTACAACTCCGCTATTTTCAGCAATCTTTGAATATGAGATTCCATTTGTGGAAGCTTTATGCCAAAGTTCCCGTCTTTTATTATTACACTCCATTATCTGATTCTGTAATTGACGCATTTCTTTAGTCAATTCTTCCGAATCTTTCAATATGGTTAAAACTGCATCATCCATTTTCACCCTCCTGATGCTCTAACGTTTGCCGCTATGGTGCGTAAGGAATCTAACCGCGCTCGAATTGTTATTAAAAATTGTTGAGCAGATTTTTCTCTTGCTTCCATAAGTTTAAAACGTCTAAATTCTTCTCTTGCCATTAAAGAAGCTCTTGCTTCTTTTTGTGGTGAAGTTAAACGGTGCATGCCTGTACCGTCAGAATCTATTTGTCTTACTAAAGCAGTCCAATATCTTTCTTTATATTCAGATTCTGCCACAGCTTTTTCTTCCGCTAATTTAGCGAAATCTTCTGTACCTTCTTCTAATTGTTTTCCCAACCTGACCATTAATTCTTCTACATCAGTTTGAATTAAATAATCATTCTCCATTAAAAGGGTTCTTCAGGTCGATCATATTTTTTAGTTAAAGGTTTAGGTTCTGTTTTCTCCACTCCACCTACTGTTGCCCATCTTGTAGAAGCACCTACATCTTCTGCAACAATTTTTATTTTGTTTCTTTTCTCACCGTCTTTTTCCCAAGTTTCCTGTTCAATTCTTCCGTACACAATTACCCGCTGACCCTTATTTAAAGATTCAGCACTATGTTCAGCTAATTCTCGCCAGCAAGTAACATCAAAAAATGATGCAACATCTTCTTGGTTTTGGTCTTTCCTATTCCATGCAACGCTAAAAGAACAAACAGCCGTTCCAGAAGCTGTGTATTTTAATTCAGGTTCCCTAGTTAAATTTCCTATTACAGTTACGGTATTATCAAACGCCATTTAATTTATCTCTCATTCTTTTTAATTTGTAGTAAACAGAAGGATGGTTAACAGAGTATTGGCGAAGATTTCGATAATCAGCTAATACAATTATGTTAGTTTTTTCTTCTTTTTCCATTAGTCACTTTCTTCAATTATTTCAAGTCGTAGCCCATTTTCAGAGCAAACTTTAGGTGCATTAAATGTAATCCTAATCACATGAAAAGGGTCATCATCTGCAACTATTTCTGCATCAACCAAACCATCTATTGCCGCTTTAACTGCTGGATAGCAAGCGGCTACATCAGGCATAGCTCTGCGAGATGATTTTAATGGAGTGGCGATAATTGAAATTCGTTTCAACTTAGGAACTTTAGATGCTTTAGCTATCCAAGCCCATTTTTCTCTAGTTTCCCGAACTTTTGTTGCCCGTTTATGATAATGCCATGATCTTTCAGCGTTAGCAGTCCAAGGCAACTCATTATCTTCCAGAATCCATTTATTCATTGTTCAATTAGTCTAATAGCCCTCCTTTACCATTAGTGTTTTCTTCCACTGATCTATCATGTTCAGCTAATAAAGCGTTATGTGCATTAACTATTACTTTTAGATCAGCCATACCTGTTTTTTCTCCTGTTAAAGTTTCGTATTCTTCAGGGTAAGCTATTTGTGTTAATCGTTTAAGTAGCGCTCGGTACATTGATTCCCAAGGTTTATTTTTTTTCTTCATGCCACTTTCTTTTCATGTTTAGGTTGTGTCCATTCGGATAACAATTTAGGTCCTTTCTTTGAATTACAAATTCCGCAAGCTGGCATTAAGTTGCTCATTAAATTTGTTCCACCTCTGCATAATGGAACAACATGATCTCCTATAGATGTTTTCCAATTATTCGGCCATTTAGTGTGCCAATCTTCACAATATGTGCAACGCTTTGGATCAATGCCTTTATCTTTCCAGTATTGTTGAAGTTCAGCGGTAGTATGCCCATCACACTTTGCATTGGCTTTTCTTGCTCTCCTGCGTGCCTGAGATTCGTTTCCTTTTCCAGTAACTCTCACATAACAAGCGGGACACATGCCATCAACAAATCTGTCGGCTCCACTCTCACACACCTTGTCACATCCTTTGTTTGAACAAGTTTTACCAATGTTTGATTTTTTAATCCTGTGAGTTCGACCATGCCTACCAAATAACAATCCATGAGGATCACAGTAGACATGATTGCCTTGCCAACCTCTTGCTTCTCTTTCACAATCAGGTTCTTTACAAGGTGGGCGCTTCGCATCTACAGAACGCATAATCGCTATAGGATCATCTGCTCTAACATCACCATGCGCACGCCAGCGTGCATCATGTGTACTGCAAAATTCTCTAGCTGTACTACCTTTATGAGTGATACCATCACCGTGTCCTCTGCCAATCTTTAAGTCACAGCGAACACCTTGACAAACAACCTTGCAAGTAACTGGTTTTGCTTTGATCTTTTCAAAATACTGTTCTTGTGTCCCCTGTAGAGGATCACCAGTCTTATACCAGCGCCCCCAATGAAGCTGACAGTAGTTACGCCCATAGTACTTACGTTCACAACCTTCGACTGAGCAATCAGGCGTTGGCTTAGGAGGCAAAGGGTCTAACTGACCTGTGTGTCTTGTGCGTTGATAGTGTAATGAACACATACCTTTAGCCATTATCTTCTTCGTACAGCCCTTCTTGATACAGGACTTATCTTTGTAATAGCCATTAGGTTTACGATCTTCTATAGTCCAACCACTTGGATGAATGCCACTGTTGGGTTTACCTTTAGGCATCTCTAACTCCAAGTTTACTAATTGGCAGGTTGTAACAATCAGCTTTAGCTGTCCAATTATTGCTTTTGTCAACATCGCCTTTTTTAATGAAATGAGCTTTCTGAAAGAAATCTTCTTTCAAAATAGAACCCACATACCATCCTTTAGATTTATCTTCCATAACTCGAACAAAGGAATAAATGTCACAATCTTGATGAGTGTGACCTGAAGCTATTGAACATTCATAATGGGGTTTAGGAATAGAATTGACCATCTTAGTTTTGACATCTACCCTCATCCCGCTTGTCATAACAATGTCATAGTCGTAAGTGTTCTGTTGTTCACCGCCAACTAAAGTTCTAAAAATTATTTCACCTAAAAAACCGTAAATGGTTCCTTCGCCTTGTCTAATTGAATGATTCAGAATTGGTAATTCGTCTGCCATTCTTTGAGCTTCTTCAAGTATTTCTGAGGTGATATTTAAATCTTCAAAATTCATACAGCTTGCTTTCTTCTCCGAGCTTCAATTCTTCTTTGTTTACGAGACATTCCACCCCAAACACCGATTGTCTCATTGTTAGCAAGTGCATAATCTAAGCAGGGTTCCTTTACGGGACATCTTTGGCAAACAAGTTTTGCAGGGTCAGTTGATTCTCCTCTTTGTGAAAAGAAAAGATTTGAATCCATGTCTTTGCAGGCTGCATTTTTAAACCAACTTTGCATCAGATTGCCTTTCTTCTTCTTCTTGCTTCTCTGGTTCGTTCAGCGAAATTCATTCCACCCCAAATTCCAAACCGTTCATGGGTTTGAATAGCAAAATCCAAACATACTTGTTTTACAGGACAAGATTCGCAAAGTTTTTTAGCCGCAAGCCCTGTATCTCCTTTATTGACAAAAAAGACATCAGGGTCTGCATTTTTACAAGCGGCATTCTCCATGAAAGGTGCTGGAGTAAATTCTCTATCCAAGAATCCCTCCATCAGCTTTCATCTCCATAATTGTCTAATTGGTTTTCCTTTAACCATTTGTCTATGTGAACTTTTGTGAAGTTTAAAACTTCCACAAGATTCTTTGTGTCAGTTACCTTGATGTCATTAAGCAAGTCATAGAACAATTCTTCAGCTTCGCATTTATTAAGAGATTGTTCTTTAGTTAATTCGGCTTTTTTCCAATAAATTCGTGTTGTTTTTGTTTCCATGTTAGATTTCACCCATTTCTTTAAGAACCTCAGCAACTTGGTTGATTATTTCTTTGCTGTAAATTTCACCATTGCAATTTTTTACAGCCCATTCGGTTCCATAAGTGTCAAGCATTCCGTTTGTTATGAATTGAATAGCGAAGCCTTTAGCAACTTTATTCATTCTTGGCATAGATGTTTTTGTTTCCATTTGGTTTTTTCCTTCGGTTGTTTTTGTATTTCCCATCAAGTACTACTATACACGAAATATAACCCCATGTATACATTAGGCGGAAAACTTTTTAAAACTTTTTAGACCGTTGAGTTTTCAATGGTTATCCGTGTTTTAAACAGTCAGCTAATACAGCCCTGTCACCCCTACGAAATAAAATGGTATTAGCGATGGTTTCCATCGGCTGAAAGTTAGGAGAAAAATTGGAAACATTAAAATTAGCTTCCGAGCTAAATGATATGTCTGAAGCTTTGTTAAACGAGTTTTCAGATTCTGATTCTGACTTTGAGGATTTAGCAACACTGATTGAAATTATAGATCAGCTTGATAGATCCAATCGCAATATTCGTTTTGCCCTTACAGCGGCAAAAACGCTTGCAAATATACAAATGGATAAACGTGGGGAGCAAAGAGTAGTTCTTCCAAGTGGGCTAATAGCTGAAAAGACTGGTTCTTATCGGCGCACAAACATAGACCGTGAAGGGTTAGAAAAATATGTGGCTAAATGTGCTCGCTTAGAAGATTTACGCATGGATCCTGAAACAGGTGAGCTTAAATCACCTGATGCAACAGCTTTAGAGTTGCATAAAAGATGCTTTCGTTCAGAACCTAAGTGGACTGAATTGAAAAATCTTGGGGTCAATGATGATGACTTTTGCTCACGTGAGTTTATTGCATCTGTAAAACTTACAAGTGCGGGGGTATTGTAATGTCAGAATTAATGCCTATTAGTGAAACGGCTTCGTTTGATCTTATTATGAGACAAGCAGATATTTTAGCTAATTCAACTATTATTCCCAGTTCTTATAGGCGTAAAGCCGCTGATATTGTAGCGGCTGGGCTTGCGGGTCGAGCTTATGGGTGGGATGTAATGACAAGCATGAGACAGTTTCATGTTATAGAAGGTTCTGCAAGTTTAAGACCCGAATCTATGTTGGGTCTCGTTAGACAAGCAGGGCATTCAGTGACCTTAGAAACAACAGAAACTTATGCTGAAGCTACAGGTAAACGTGTTGATACAGGTGATGAACATGTAGCAACTTTCACAATGGAAGATGCTGAAGCGGCTGGTTTAGCTGATAAAAGAAACTGGAAACAATATCAAGAAGCAATGTTGACTTGGAGAGCAGTTTCCAAACTTTGCCGTGTGTTGTTTCCCGATGTTGTTTTAGGGGCAGGTTATGTTCCTGAGGAACTTGGTGCTGAAGTAACACATACAGGTGAGGTTGTTGGAATGGATTCTGATGAACAAATTTCTGAAGACGAAATTTCAATAAGTGAAGCTAAACATCTTATTTTAGATGCAGTCGGTGGTAACAAAGAAGAAGCTAAGGAAATCTGGGAGTTGGAATTTGCAAATTCTAAAAAAATACTCCGAATCGATGTACTTAGGTTACTTGAGGAGTTACAATCGGTAATTCTATAAGGGAAAAGTTTTGGTCGGGGGGCTAGGGAATAACCCCCCGACCACTGTATATAAGGGTTACGGTATACATGTCAGATTCTACTAAATTACGGCGGCGTTGGACAAATAATGAGATAGTTATTTTTCCGACTGCAATACTTGCCGAAAAATTATCACCAACTGCTTTACGGTTGTGGATTGCATTAGCGCAATTTGCTAATGATAAACGCCAATGCTTTCCATCACGTAGAAAATTGTTGGAATTAATGCCTGAAGGCACCGCAAAATCTTCTTTGCGTAGGGCAAGAGCAGAATTGGAAAAAGCCGATCTTTTAGAAGTTGAATTTCGTAAAGATCCCCGAAATGGTAGGGATACAACACCTCTTTACACATTATTAGTGCCTGTAAACAAGGGGGTCGAAACTGACCCCGATGAGGAGGACAATACTGTACCCCTTGTGGGGGTCGAAACTGATCCCCCTTTTAACCTAATAAATGAACATAACCAAAAAGAAGAACCAAATTTGGTGGAAAAAGTATTTGAAAAATGGATAGAAGCCACTGAAAAGCATCCAACACGAACAAAATTAGATGAAAAACGTAGATCAACTATCCGAAAAGCGCTTAAAACACACTCTTTTGAAGATGTTTGTGATGCTGTAGTTGGTTGGAAACGGGAACCTTTTTATTGTGGGAAAAATGATAGAAATGCGATTTATAACTCTTTAAATCTTTTATTACGTGATGCTGACCATATAGAAAAATTTAGGGATCTTGAAAGAGAGGCTACACTTGTACTTGAGAAACCTAAACCTCATATAACCAATCCTGAACTTATTGGAACAGTAATTAAAGATAATGACGGGAATGTAACAGCGGCTTATAACGCTGAAACAGGAAAGTGGGATACTTATGATTGAGAAAATCATTACTGCTTTAACTATTACTTGTTGCACAGTTGTAAGTGAAGCTGTAATCATTCAGGAACCCTTAAACCTAGTTGAAACTCAAATACATGCACCTGCTATAACTACGACTACTACCACTACCACAACTGTTATTATTCCTCAAAAAGTTGAAACAGTTTTCCCAGTAAGAACTCCTGCTAAAAAAATAACAACAAAAGAATTAGATCTTAATGGTTACGGCAGGTGGTTAGAAGCTCAAGGCAAACTTGAAGAATGCCCTATAAACAAACCTTGTGAAATAGATCCTGAGCTTTACATAGAACAAATGCCAACTTTAGAAGAATTAATAAATTGGTTTTTTCCTAAATGGGCAGATAGACAAGCATTTCTAAAAATTGCTTTTTGCGAATCAAGCGCTAAACCAACCGACAAATATTCTACGGCTGTCAATAAATCTAGCGGTGCCGCAGGCTGGTTTCAGCACTTGCCAAAATTTTGGGATGAAAGAACTAGAAAAAGTAAAACTTTTGATGGGTTTCATATTCTCGATCCTGTTGCAAACGTAGGCATGGCAGCTTGGCTTTTCTTTAACATGGATTCCAATACTCGCTGGGGTGGAAAATCACACTGGTACCCATCAAGACGTTGTTGGGGTGGAAAATGAAATTTGACTGGTGGAAAATGCAAGTGTTTTACCAAAAAGATTATTGGTCAACACTTTTGCGCAGAGTGGATCAGGAATTAAAAGTCTGTTCGCCACTTGTACAAATTATAGGTTGCAACTGCGGTTGTGGCACTAGCTGTGAATGCACTGAAGAAACTAACTGCGGATGTAAATGCTGGGAAAAGAAATAATGCACCATCAGATGAAATGCGCTACAACTTGTGTCAACCAATCACCTCTCTGCAGGTGGTGTATTCCTACAGGCTGGCGTTTTTATATTCGTAAATGTGAACATGATTGGCAAGACGCTGTAACACTTACAGAAGAAAAAGAAATTCTTAAAGAGTTAAAAAGTAAAAAACATAAAAGCAAACAATCTTTGCGCTACGACTTTTGGCTTAGATGCACAAGATGTGAAAGTTTTAAGGCGGTGATATGAAACACTACATCCACTTATGGTCAGTGGTAGCTATAGGACTATTAATTTCAGGAATCATGTGGTTAGCTTGTGAACCACACACAGCTAATGCACACCATGACAGGATATATACGCCCTGTGACACAACATCAGGACATACACACATGTCTTTCGAAGAAGTGTCTGCTCGTATCTCAATCATGGAGCAAGAAGGTGTCATACCATCAGGCATGATCTCACGCTACGTAGAAGCACGTGATGGAGGTAAAGGCAACGAAGATCCTCGCCGTGTGTGGGCTAGAGACTTAGAAGAAGGACAGATTCTTTCTTTAGGTAATTGGGCTAATGGTCAGCACCCTGAGTTGGAAAAACTGATGTTTGATTCAGGATTGGTAGCTGAATGGCAGTTAGATGCAAGCAAAAAAGTAAGACGTTTCGATGACCCTTACTGGTTGCAAGTAAACCCGCTGTCCCCATCGTTCACAGTGTGGGCAACATTGTGTATGGCTAATTTAGGTTACTCAATACCAATGTTTGAAATAAAAGATGGAAATTGGGAATCTAATGTGCCAACTACAACTACCACCATTGTGACAACTCCAATTATTCCAACTGTAACTATTTTAGAACCAGAGGTGATTCCACCTTTAGTTGCTCCTGTAATTTCAACACCACAAACTTCTTCTAGTTGGATAGAAAAATGGTTTGAAGCAGAATGGAATGACTTTCCTTTTGAACAAACAATAAAACTTTTAGAAGAACGCTACCCACCTAACACTCCTAACAAATATCACTTCAGGTTATCTACTGCTGTAGAATTTCTTAGGCAAGGTGGAAAACTTAAGGGTTTAGACAATGTTTGGAACATTTAATGGGTTTTGATGGGTTTAATTTTTCTAGCAACTGGCAAGGAGAAAGAACAAAATTCAAACAAGACATAGCAATAATATGTCATTGTGGTAAAGCGACAAAAACACATTCGATAAAACAATTACGGAGTTGTAAAAATGAAAAGAACACCGCTTAAACGAAAAACGCCTTTAAAGCAAAAAACTCCTTTAAAACGCAAAACACCTTTACGCCCTGTCAGCAAAAAGCGTCAACGTGTTCAAACGCAAAGAAGAGAGCTTGTAAGAAACGAGTTGGAGCACCGACAGTGGTGTGAAGCTGGTTCTCATATAACTAGACATTTGTTATCTTTATTAACTCAAACACAAAAACGTGCTATTAAAACCAACGCCCAAAAACTTGTTTGTGATGGTAGGGCAGTTGATATTCATGAGCCTTTAACTAGAGCTAGAGGTGGTTCTATTCTTGATGTCGAAAACACTATGGCAGTCTGTAGAGCTTGCCATACATGGATACATGATAATCCTGAAGCTGCAACCAAATTGGGTTTACTTAAAAGAGCTTAACTATTCGGCTTTGTATTCTGACCCTGATGGTTTCGCCATAGGAAGCACTGAAGCTGACTTATCTCCCATTGGGAGAACAGAAGCAAAGTAACCTTTAATAATTGACAACGCCGCAGGAGCCGCTGAAACAGCGATTGCTTTAGCATTCGACATTGACAAATCTGTCATTCCTGAAGCAGCGATTAAACCGACTACTGATTGCACATAAGTCATTACTGCACGTTCGGCTACATCTTTAAGTTGATCTAAATCTAATTTCAAATTCATTGTTAGCCTTTCTTAGCCGCAGGTTTCTTAGCGGCTGGTTTTTTAGCTGGAGCTTTTTTAACAGGAGCTTTTTTAGCTTCTGGTTTTTTAGCTGGTTCTTTCTTAGCAGGAGCTTTCTTAACAGGAGCTTTTACTCCTTCCACAATCATTGCAAACAAATCGTCATTAACATGTCCTGTTGGGTCAATTTTGTTGTCATTCTGAAAAGCGACTACAGCACGCATGGTTGTAACCCCATATTTGCCGTCTGTATGACCTGATGCGTAGCCTTTATTTCTTAAAGCTTCTTGAACTCTTACAGTTGACACACGATCAGCCCTCTTGTGGGTGAGTAGCATTTTATTATTCTCCTTATTTCAATAATGCGCTAAAGGTATTACCGTCAACTGTACCAGTTACACGCAATCCTCGCTTTTTCTGAAACTGTTTAACAGCCCAGACTGTTTTACGACCATACAAACCGTCAGCTATTCCACAATCAAAACCCAGTCTACCAAGACTCGACTGCACTGTTTTAACTGATGCTCCTTTAGCACCTTTTCGTAGATGGAAAGCTGTTACTTCTTTGCGTTGCATTTCTAATGCGGCTAATATCCCCGCCCAATCTGTTACTGGTTCAGAAGCGTCTACTAGCTCTGACGGTTCGCCTGTTAATGCTGGAGCTGGAAACCAGTCAACACCTGAACGTGGTTGATGATGCCACCATTCTTTATCTTTAATCGTTGGAACTATCCCATATTCAACAGCAATACCATTAATGTCAGGTTTAGAAAGTTTCTTACTCCACTGAGCTAGATCAACAGCGTAACAATATCCGTCAAGCTGTTCCATATGCCAAGAACCACGCCAAATGCCTTGACCATCTAAACCTTTAACACCAAACCGTCTGTCAGGATTAGCGGCAAGATTACCCTTGCCTGCTTTATACGCTTTGTAGTAACCCATCTGTGTTGCATACGATCTGCAACCTGAATTGACTTTAACTTTTCCTTTAATACGACTATCTGAAAAGAACGCTTCCAGTCTTGTAACAAATTTTGGATGCAGCAAATCAAGCTGAATATTGCTTTTAGTAGTAGGAATGTTCATTTAGCTATGTTACATCACGAACAGACCACTGTCTGTTCTCCTCATCCCACTCTTTAATCTTGCCTTCTTCAAATTCAGGAGCACCAATACCATCAGGCGGTATCCAACCACCGTTCGTTGAATCCCATTCCCATGAAGGAAAAACATCATCGGGTTTTTCAGGAATTTCCCACTCACCTTTTTCTTCATTCCATACTTGACCAGCAGGTTGCGGTTGAACTGGTGCTTCCCATTCATTAGTTGTGTTATTCCAAACCCAAGAAGCAAATACTTTAATTGGTTGAAACTTATCTAAACCCGCATCATATTTACCACCTACACTCGCATACTCTCCTCGAAACTTTTTGTTGTACGAAGTTTGCACCCAAGTTTTAGAATCAGGTAATAAAGTTTTTAAGAAATCAATCCCTTTTTGTTCAGACTCACCTGAAGCGAAACGACCATCTTCAATTTCTGTATTATTAATTACTAAAACTTGTAAAACTATATTATTCTCATCTATTTCAGCAAAATGTGCCATTAGAGGTCCCAACTAAAAATAGCAACACCTGAACCACCAGCACCACCATCACCACCGTAACTTCCTGATCCACCGCCACCGCCCATATTGGCTATTCCATCACCACCATCGGCTTGTGGAGCTACCCCGTAGTAGCCGCCAGTTTTTCCCTGACCTCCTCCTGCATTTCCATAAGATGTATAAATCCATGCAGGTCCACCACTGTTATACATACCCCCACCTGCTCCACCGCCACCTATTGTGCCTCCAAAACTTCCATGATTGGAGTACACACCGTATCCACCGTTACCACCGTATGAGGATCCACCCGAATAGGGATAAACGTATCCGTTAAAACCAGTTCCTCCAGCCCCACCGCCGCCACCGCCGACTCGCGCCCCATAAGAATAGTTTGAGGCTCCTTCACCACCGTCATTAGTTCCTGAACCGCTACCACTTGTACCTTTTTGACCCGGATAAATACCACCACCACCTGATCCGTAAGTTGAACTTGCAGAACTAAATTCAGGACTTGCACCGTTCCAACCATTTCCACCTCGACCACCTCTGTAACCATAGATAGTTGATGCACCGCCTGAATTAGCTATTGTGCTATCAGTGCCATTACCCGGAGTAGCTCCACTTAAACCAGCGGTTCCCCCACCACCAACAGTAACAGTAAGAGTGTTGCCAGTTATATCAGCGTGTCCTATCACTACTGATCCTAGATTTTGCGCTCCGCCGCCGCCACCACCACCGTATGAAGCGCCACCTCGTCCTGCTCCACCACCGCCCCCAAGAAGTGTGTGGTTAACATCAGTACTTGATGGGTTAGTTGTAAAAGTAATAGTTCCGCTTCCAGTAAATTTGACTGCGCCTGTTTTATAACCAACACCATTAGTGTGGTTGTTTCTATTAAAATTTATCTCCGTTAGAGGACTTCCAGTTGTTGTGTAACTAATTGTTGCTGCTGGTGCAACACTTCCAGTCAATCCTCTATACCCTGCTTTCCAAGTAACTGCTTGAATAGAAACAATATATGTAGTTCCGTTAGTTAAACCAGTAATAGTATATTCGGGATTTGCATCACTAGCCGTCACTGAACTAGAGGCAACAGTCCAATTAGAACCACCATCACTTGAATACGAAACAATGTAATTGTTAATAGTTTGACCTTTGGAATCTGGTTTTCTCCAAACAGCAGTCAAACTTGCATCATCCCTGAACACCGCACAGTCCGTTGGTGCGCCAACCAAGAAAGGAGCGTATCCTTGAGCTTGCGCTCTCCTGAACCGTTTAGGGTTTATTCTGCCGTTAAAAGCCATGTCTTAACTTGGTGGTGTAGGCCACACAACCTCTGAAACTTTAGAAAATGCGGCAGGTAAATCTCTTAATTTTCCTCTATAAACTTTATACTCATCCTGTTTTGATGTTGACAACGGAGAATCATTACCAATAGTCCAATCTGTCATAGTTAAAAGTCGGTCACGTTCAGGTCGAATAGAATCAATGTTCTTATCAGCTTCTTCCCTGTTCTTGTCCATTGCTGCAACTTCTTCATCAGTTAATTCAATTTCTTGCCATTCGCCTGATTCATTTGTTAGTCGTGTTGGGTTTGCCATAATGTTTCCTATCCTAATCCATACATAGTTATTTTGCTGTCTGTAGTCCAATATCCTGAGAACAAAGTCATTGTTATTTCCGTTAACGCCGCTGGTGTAGAATTAGTGTAAGCGCCATTCGCTTGAGTCAAAATTGCTTCCACGTTGTTCGTGTTCTGAACACCTGTTTCTGCTTGCATAAGCTGCCAACCGCTACTTTGCGTGTAATTCGGAAACGTAAGTTCAATCCAACCCAGCTTGTCAGCATACCAATTAGTTGAAGGTACACCTGTTACATACCAACCAGCGTAACTATTGTAATAATCCTGATAATAGTTTGTGCCGTTAAAATTGTAAACTGATTTTCCTGAATAATGAGAAGTCGTAGCATCACCATTTACTTTCAAATAAAAACCGTCATTACCACTACCTAAAACTGATTTTACTTGACCTATTATTACCAAACTTTTATAAGTCTGTGGAATGGAACTGAACGTAATAGCACTAGCGCTACCTGTTCCTGTAGCGGTTGCCATTATATTAAAGGGGCTTGAAACACTCATTCTGAATTATACCCATACCATGTAATAGCACTTCCCGACATGATGAAATTTGGAAAAACCCATTTAATGTTTGTTATCGCATCAGTGTTATTCCAAATTCCTTGCACGAATCCTGAATAAAAAGTAGCCTCCTTATCACACTGAACAAGACGAGCTTTGAATTGTTTTTTCAAACTAGAAGAATGCACATTATAAAAATCTCCTATTACAAGTGTATCACTTCCGTAAGAATTATAAGTACCTGAACCGTTAGTGTTGTATCTTCCTCCATAGAACGCAAAAAGATTGTCTTGACCTGTGTAATGTGTGAAAGTGCTATCTCCTGATGTGTTGTAATACATGGTTTTGAAATAGTTACTAGCTGTTGTATCACCATTATATTCAACTTTAAAAGTTGAACCCATGTTATCAGCGCTTTGGTTACTGGAAGTTTGCATAACCATTCTTAGATGTTGAAAGTCTTGATAGTACGAAGTGTTGATTGTCAAATCAAGTTCTGCCGCCGCCCAATAATAAACGGCAGCAGTGGTTAAATATGTCAGCGAGTTCTTATATCCGGTAGCCATTATGACACAAGATTTTTCTGGTAGCCGTACAGTTCAAAAGTTGTTCCAGCAGTCCAAACAACCGCCGAGTTCATTTGTTCCGCCTGAGCAACTATGCAATCTATTTTGCTAGTTGTCCAACCACTTCCAACAAAATTAGCTAAATAACCGCTTGTTGAATCATCAGAAAGCTGAGTGCAAGTATTCCACATCACTTGACCACCTTGTCGGTTGGCTTGAGGTGAAGAAAACCATGCGTTACTCATCCCCCAGTTTTCAGGTGTCGTGTCGGCACCCACGTTGCCTTGATTACTTGACCCCATGTAACCAGCCCAAAAACCGCCGTAAGACCAATCATCATATTTTGGGTAATTGTAATCTGAAGCTCCGTTACGCCCAACCCAAGCGGTTGCTATGGCAGTAGGCACTGTGGTTTTACTGCTATACCCTGCGTTGTAAGCAGCATTCCATCTATCCCATGAGTAATGGTAATAAACTTGCCCATACAGGGCGTCACTATTTTGGCATCGAGCAACAAGTTGTAACAATCCGTATCTTCTAAAATCTTTAACCGGATCATTAAAAAGTGATGTAAATGCAACAGCTTGAGTAGTTGTACCTGTCACCTCAACCGAGTCAATTAAAGTCATTCCGTAGCCTTTGTGGCAATGATTAGATGTCCTCTCGTGAATTTCAGAAGGATTATATCTGCCAGTCCATGTACCGTTCATGTTGCTGTAAAAAAGGTAAGGTGAGTGTTGCGGCATTATCCCCTCCAGCCGTATAAAGTAATCCAACTGTCTGCACTAAAGTTCCCATTAGCCGCAGTAAATTCAATGCTTGTTAAAGTCTCAGCCGTATCCGAAAACCAACCAGCAACCGTAATAGGATTATTAGTCCAACCTGCATTGTTCTGATTATCTCCAGCTCTACAAGTTAGGATCCCACAGTTTTTAGTTGTGCTTTCCGCATAATTAGCAAACCACATTTCAAACGGTGTGTGAGCGCCAGTAGTCGCACTAGCACCCGCTATCATCCATCCAAGCGCCGAATAGATATGAGTTCCTGCGCTTGTTTCTGCAAAAACAAAAGGAGCACTTGCACTGTTTACTTGTGAATTTACTCCAGCCGTATAATAACCTGTGGTATTGCCATTTATTGTGATTTTGAATTGGTCAAGCTGGGTGGCATACGAACTTCTTACAAATGCCATCGCTTGAAGATGCTTAAAATCGGCAGGGATGCCAGTAAACGAAAAAGACGAAGATGACCCTGTACCATTTGCTGTGTCTACAACTTCTACAGTAGCCATCGTTAATTAATCCCATAAAGAGTAGTCACAGTCCCAGACATCATCTGACCACCGGGACCTACATTCATTGAAGTCATAGCTCCCACATCTTTCTCTCCACTGCATCCAATGGAAACCAGTGGTCGCCCAGACGCGGCGACAGCATCACCAAAATAAGGTGAACCGCCTTGATAAGCAACTGAAGTTACCGTATTAACGTCAGCGTAATCGTAACAGTAGAAAACTACAGTATTTACCTGATCGTCAAAGTAGGTGAAATAGCTTGAAGCACCTATCTTCCCAATTGCGGAATCCCAGCTATCATAAACATTCGGGTTATTCCATTTGCTGCTTGTACCCGCAATATAAAAACCTTTTGACCAACCTCTTGAATTGTCATAGCTTGTAGAAGAAGGAGATGCAGGGTTTACGATAAGATTAAACTTATCCATGCCGTCGTTTGATCCAATCATGGATGTTGCATTAACAGTACCCATTATTGTTTTATATGTTTGAGGAATATTTGAAATGTGCATGAAGGATCTATCTGTAGAAGCAACCGCAGTTAGTATATGTGTGTAAGCCTTTGCACCCATTATTCCCAATCTCCTGTTCCACCATCGTTATTATAAAAACCGTACAAACTAACTGTAGTACCCACCCCGAAAGTGTTACCTGCACCTGTCTGATAATGGGCTAAAAATTTTGCTAGCATCACAGGTTCACCTGTCGTAGCTGCCATGCCGCCAGTCGCTACGCCCCCACTTTCTTTACCACCAGCTAAAGACACTAAAGACCCTACTTTGTTCAACAGTTGCCCATTGTTGTAATCCATTACTACACAATTTCCTCGAAAAGAAGTATCTCTACCTAAAATACCACATCTGATACCATCACCACTTGTACTTCCATACCATAATTCACTTCCACTATTCGGATTGCGCCCATACATTGTCGTGTAATAGTAATTTGAATACGGAGTAGCAGACGGTACAGGTCCCAACTGTGCCACAATGTATGTGTAGTCAATACCTGTCCCGTATGGGTTATCCATGTCCGCATACCAAACCCATCTGAGCATTGAGTATCTGCGCCAATCTTTTCGACCAGCATATTCTGAAGCAAAAGTGATGTCTGAAGCGGCGCTACCAGTAACAGTAACCGTGTCTATTAGAACAATGGGTTCGTCAATAAACTGGGTGTCACTTTTCTGGGTCACCCAGTTGTCACTAGGTGAAATTTTGCCACCCTGTATAGCTACAGGAAACTTATTCGGTGGAACATCTGGCATTGTTATGAAATATCTTCGTAAGCAACCATTACGTGAATGTAACCGGAAGCGTTATCCGATTTAGCGTAAAGAGTGTCTCCTTCTTCTAAATAGACTGGTGTGCCGTCTTTCAGAAAAGCTTCATAAACAGAAAGAGCGGGGATCGGTACTTCTTTAGCTAAGTAATAATCCACACTTGATCTAGTTATATAAAGGTCAAACGAAGCTGTCACCGCTGAAGAACCTGAAGTGTTAGTAGCGAGAACGCCAGCTAATTTCAGAACCTTGTTTGATGAACCCGCATTCGCAAGAACACTTGCCGCAGCAGCAGATGACAAAGCAGTTAAAGCCGTTTTGCCATTTATGGTTGCTACATTGACAATGTTGGGCGCTGTCATGTTTTTCTCCTATCCAAATACCATTGACATGGCAATAGCTTTACCTGTGCTGACACCGCCTGAAACGACATCAGAAATCAGGGCTTTCTTAGTTGTGTTATCTGTAACATCTTCAATAAGCATGTAATCCGCTGTCACAGCGGTTGCAGTTGAAGCCGCATTAACATCAACATTTATTGTAACTGCTCCGGAAGTTCCACCACCTGAAATTGCGGTTCCTGCGCTAACTCCGGTTATATCACCTGCTAATGCTGTGATGTCAGATATTAAAGCTTTTTTCGTTGAGTTATCAGTAGCATCTTCTATCAGCACGTAGTCTGTGGCAACTGCGGTAACTGAACCAGCACCGTTGACATCAACATCCAAAGTAACTGATCCGGAGCTTCCACCACCCGAAAGCGCTGTTCCTGCCGTCACTCCGGTAATATCGCCTGTGGCTACAAAATCTGATATTAAACATTTCTTGGTTGAACTGTCTGTAACATCTTCAATTAAAACATAGTCAGATGTTGTTCCTGTAACCGAACCTGCACCATTAACATCAACATTTAACGTAACCGAACCTGAACTACCTCCACCCGAAAGCGCTGTTCCTGCCGTCACATTCGTTATATCAGCCGCAAGTGATGTAGCCGTCCAGCTTGAACCGTCATAGTAATAGAGAGTGTCGCTGTCAGTTGTGAAAGCAAACTGTCCTTCAGCGGGACTGGTTAACTCTGCATCTCTGTTAGTGGTAGATGTGTAAACGCCAATAACCTGATCGATTGCGTAACCCATCAAATCAGCGGCAGTTAATACATCTCCAGTATTAAATACCTTATAACCGCTAGGTGTTGCCATTTCTTTGCTCCTTAATAACTCAAAGCGTTCGTACCCAAGATACCACTCGTAGAGCTATCAAGCACGAAGCCATCCAATATCTTTTCGGCTGTCTGAAATGTTGTCACCCAATTACTAGGCGTAATATTATGTTCAATCCCCTGAACAGAAAGAGTACGAGAAACCGTGCCACCACCCGGTTGAGTTCTAGTAACTTTAATAGGGTCAAAAATTTTCGTATTCAAAGCGGCTGTTACTCTGTTAGACACATTCGCGTAAGCATCAAGTGCAATACTGCCTACTCTTAATTTAGGATCTTTACGAGAACCTAAAATGGAATTAGCTTGATTTAACGCATCAGCATCAGTTTGCATTATCAAACCAGTTCTGTTGTAATCTCTTTCAAAAAAGTTGGTAATAGAAGTAGTATCAGTAACATTTTGAGCAGTTCCGCTGTTACGAGTAACAGTCACATCATTAGCAAGAACAGTGTCATCTATATCGAAATCAACTGCCTGATATTGAATATTTGCCCCAGTATCATCAAATTCAATAGGTGTTTCAGCATGTTTAGCAATAATGGCACTTCGATCTAAAAACTTTAATACACCATTAGTTTCACAATAAAAAGCGCCAAGCTCTGTTTGAGAAACTTGCTGACAGGCAGATAGCACATCTCTTGTTCCACCTGTATCTGCTTGAACAGTTGTTTGAGCGGCTCCTGTAGAAAAATCTCTTAAACTAGAAGGCCAAGTAATCATGTCAAGAATTTTTCCCAACCTTGTAGAAGTACTTTGACCTGCACCTGAATCTGTAACAGTTCCAATATTTGAAAGATTAAGCAAACGGAAAGAATCAACTGCACGAACTGTCATAAAAGCCGCTGTTTCTCCGGGTCTGTATGTGTAATCCCACTCATCAATAAATCCTGAATACAAAGTGTAAACAGTTGCCCCATAAGTAGCTTGTATTTGCAACTGCCGCATAGGAAGAATTTCATTAGCGTAAGTTCCATTATCAGGGTCAAAGATTCCTGTTGTGTCTGTTAATTCAATCGTGCAAGTGCCAGCTTCAAAACGGTCAAGCACACGGTTACGCCCACGCCTAATAGCTACTGTGTTTAACATGTTTGTAATATCTACAGGAGTTGAAGTCGCATCAGATAAAACACCTGTTCCCAAAGGAGAGCTTGCATCACCTAAAATTAGATTAGGTCCGAATGAGGGACTTGTTTGAAACCTTATGGTTGCAGTTAATGTAGCGGCGGCTGGCATAATTCCCTATGGGGTGAAGTCCTGTGTGGCGCCAATATTCGCAAATTGGTCGCCCGAAGAAGCTGTCGCGTTTTGAATATGGTTGATAGCTGTATTAAACAAATCTGTTTCTGAAATTACAGAACCTTCAACAACAATATTCATAACAAGTTCTCTAACATCACCTTTGCTTACAGGTCCTACATCTTTAAATTGTCCACTACCTGCTACCATTTGGGAGACGAGACCAAGACCCTCTACATGTTGATTTTTTTGTAGATGACGGAATACATCCATCATTTCCATCTTTTGGAAATGTATTATTGTTTCAGGATTCTGGAACCAGTCCATAGTAGGAGCGCCAGTAGCATCCGTTAAAGTTAAATCTTTTAACCTGCCTCCACGCTCAGATGCACGCAATGTGTTTAAAGAATTAGTGTTTAATCCATTCATAGCGCTATTAGCACCATCAACTGAATCAGCAATCCCTTGAATTGCCATAGAAACACTGTCAGCTATATCAGCCATATTTAAAAAACCTGTTTCATATGTAGGCATGTTGTCATTTAATAAAGCCATAGCTTCATCTACATTGCCTGTAGCGTTCTTTAAATCAACTTCTGCTTCCTCTAAGTTTCTTTGAGCTATTGTCAAATTAAGTGTTGTGTCTTCTAAAGCGATTTGATCTTCAGCAAGATCTTCAGCTAATTTAATAATTTCTTTATTAATGTCTAAAAGCTTTTCGCCTTTTATGATAGCTACATCATCATTATCGGCAATGACTTGTTGCCAGTCGTTTTGTTCTTGTGCTAATTCAATTAAACGAGATTGAGCAGTTTCAATATCTCCACTTAAATCTATTCGTTTTTGTTCTATATCTCCTAAACGCTCTTGTGCTCTTTCAAGTTGAACAACAGCATCAAAAGCTTCCATTGTTTTTACAGTAGATTTTCTAGTTGTTTCTGTAAGAGTTGTTTCAGTTTCAATAAGTTCATCTTCAGCTTCTTCTGCAGCTTTGATAGCTCGCTGAAAGTCTTTATATTCTTCAGTGTTAGCAAAAACGCCTGCTCTTAAACTTCCACCTAAAGTCGCCGCCGCTTTATATTTATCTAATAAAGATTTAAGCCCTGAATCAACTCCCTGAACTCCGTAACCTTCATTTTCTAAAATGTCGGTAAGGTCAGTGCTTACCCCATTCAAATCTCTTATTTCCTCAACAGTTTCTTCTACAGCATCAGCGAGACTTTCCACATCCGTAATAAGAGGATCTAACACATCAGCCCATGTTTGACCCTGACGCCAAACATCACGTTGCGCATCTGCGGACATATTCAGCACATGCTCAAAACGCTCGCCTGCTTCAACAGATCTTTCTATTCGACCTTCTAAATAATCTAAACGGTCAGCCCATTCACCTGATTCTTTAGCGGCTTTAACAATATTTTCTACAACATTTACACCTAACACTTCAGCAAATTCTTTTTGCTTTTCAGTGTTTTCAAGAACTGCTTTAGCATCTTCGTTTAACGTTTCTCGATGATCGTCATAAGCGTCAGCAGTTTCATCAAGAACATCTAACATTTTTTCAAGTTCGTCACGGTTGATTTTTCCAGCGGCAAACTGGTCAGCTAAAGCACTTGTCACATGATTAATTTCATCATCAGTATCTCGCAAAGCGAGAATTAAGTCACGATCTGTATTAAGAGTAAGCTTGGTCATTTTTTCAAGCCTTTGAAATTCGTCAGTTCCACCTGAAACAGCTTCACTTAACTCATCTGAACTTAAAGCAAGATCATCAAACGCTCCAGCTACTTCTCTCTCTAATGCGTAACCAAGCATTGTTGACTTGCCAGTAAAGTTTTCGATGTCTGCTGTTGCTTCTTGAGTGGAAGAAGATAAAGCTTTATGTCTTTCAATAAGAGCATCCACCCTGCTGACAAGCAAAGTAGCTTCATCACCTTCAGCGGCAAAAGCCTCTGTTAATTCTTCTTGACGTTCCCTAGCTTTGCGAGCTTCCTCAGCGGAACTTTTCCATGCCATAAACAAACCGACACCAACCGCTGTTGTTAACAAACCTACAGGGCTTATCAATTTAGGAATAATAGAACCCAAACCACGACTGCCAGTTCCTAAAGAACCAGCTAATGCACCAGCGCCTTTAGCGGCTCCACTTGCACCAGCCGCTATACCTAATTTAGCTACAGCACCAGCTAAAGAACCCATAACCAAAAGTAAAGGACCCGCTGCTGCCGCCATAGCAGTAATAATTCCCACAACTTTTTGCATAGTGGGACTAAGATTGTCGAAAGCTTCTACAAGATGTGAAATAAAATCAGCTAATTTTTGCACCAAAGGAATAACTACTGGCAAAAGCTTTTCACCTATTGTTATGAAAGCGGCTTTAAGATCTGCCATAGCAGTAGACATTTGGAAATTAGCAGTCTTGGAAACAATAGCAAAAGCCTCATCAGTTTTACCTAATGAATTAGTCATCTCATCCATGACTTGTCTAGCTTCATCCATATTGTCACCTGTCATCATGACAGCGGCGTTCATACCAGTCACATCTTCAATAACAGCACTCATTTCGTGACCGTTAGCTTCCAAAGCGTCACGCATTTGTTTCATTGCAGATAAGAAATCACGTTCAGCTACAGAACGGAAATCTTCCAAACTGAAACCAATATCATCCATTAGATCTTTAGCACCCGAAGAAGGTTTAAGAAGCGCTTTCATAGCTCCCATTAAGCCGGTAGTGGATTGTGAAGCGTCACCTGAACGCCTAGTAAGGAAAGCTAAAGCTCCACCCACCTGATCGAAACCAATGCCTAATTCAGCCGCCATAGGAGTAAGACGACCAATTTGAGGAGCCAAGTCCTCAGCGGAAGCTTTACCTTGTTCAACTGTTTTAGCTAAAACATCAGTAGCAAAAGCCGCTTGATCTGCGGACATGCCATAAGAGTTCATAGCGTTAGTCACAGCATCAGCTACAACTACGGTTTCACCCATACCTACAGCCGCCGCTTTAGCAGACATCTCTAATGCCGCTGTAGCCGCTTCCGCATCCAAACCAGCAGATGTTATAAAGAACATAGCGTCAGCTAATTCTTTAGGCGCACGACCTGTCTCCCCAGCTAACCCAAGAACATTTGTTTTAAGTTGTGCAACTTCCTCAGCAGATCGCCCTACCAAACTTTCAATTTGAGTCATTGAAAATTCAAAATCGCCAGCCATTTTAGCGGCGGCAACTCCAGCACCTACAAGAGGCGCTGTAACTTTCATGGTCATAGCTTTACCAGCGGCTTTAGCTTTAGAACTGAATTGATCTAAACTGCCTTGAGCTTGATTTAAACCTTTTTTAAGTCCTGCTATATCAGCAGTAATAATCGCTCTAACTATGCCAACGGTTGCCATAATCTACCTTTTCATCCTTGAACGAGAACTAGCTACTTTAGAAGCATGTGTTCTTTCTTCAGCTTCCAGATTATAGAAAGCAAGCCATTCTGTTAACTCTGCGCTACTCATTCGGTCTAGGAGTTCACCTACGGTCATACAGAGTTCTCTCGCTAATCTGAAGTAGAATCTTCGTTCAGGGCTTCTTCTTCCTCGGCTATCTGCAAAGCCGAGAAATCTTTTCCCGCATTAGTGCTCGCTTCCTCAGTTAATCCTGAAGCTTCCATGCAACGATTAGCTAAATCGTTAACAATGCGAGCATTTTTATTAAATAGCCATAATTCATCACCAGCTTCAAAAGCAGGATCGCCTGTTTCAGGATCGAAACACGTTTGTGAAATAACATTCCACCACAAAGCTTCAATCTTTTCAGAGCTATTAATTCCACCCATATCGCCATCTTCTGTAGCCATGTCCGCCACGAAAGTGGCTCTTGATCTAGCAGTCATTGAACGAATAGAGAGAATTACACCCCATTCAGGTATGTCATATGCTTCAGCGCTGGTATCATCAGCGGCTTTTATTTTCTCACTTAACTTGGACACAATGGTCACTCCTTATTTAGTTGTTGGGTTTAGTAAGTTCCTCTTGTTACTCCACCTGTGCATTGAAGATCAACGCTGTAAGTAACAACATCTCCGACAGGATTTGAAACAGAGTAGTTAGTGAGTATGCACTCACCAGAATATTTTACGTTACCGCCAGTTGAGCCAGCGGGTCCGAATATGAATGAACGAGTAGTTGGTTCAGTACCGCCCATTATGTATCCATCTATTGTTGAATCCCAAAGACCGCTTACAGAAATAGTAGCGTCTTTAAGACCCACGATGTAACTTTTTGATGTGGAACCGAAAGCAGTTGTTTCGGCTGTATCTATAGTTTCTGGGAAATCTACTGAAGTGAGCGTGTTAGCAAGTGAACGTGATGTTCCACTCGTATCATCAAGCTCAAAGTCAGTTGACTTACCATGAACAAATGTTGGCATAAGTTAGTCCTCCTAGAACCTTGCTAATGACACCATAAAGGTGATTGCGCCGGAAGATCCGGCAGTTGAAGCAGTTACACGAACGTATCTGTTGATTGTTCCTGATACTGCTACTAACTCACTTGTGGCGGTTGAAGCCGCAACAGTTGAGAATGTTATAAGATCAGCCGCCGAAGCGAAGTTGGAAGCTGAGTCATGTTGAACTTTGATAGTAGTAACGCCGCCACCAATACTGTTAGTGGGAACGTGAAGTATTGCCATACCGCCACCTGTTGAAGCGGCGGCTCCATCATGTCCTGTAAGGTTTCCAAGAGAGCCAAAAGCTATGCTTGCTCCAGCAGTTAATTGAACTGCTCCTCTTATTCCATAAGATTGATTAGTTGTACCATCATTAGAAGCTTGAAAATCAGCGCTTATAGTTGAAATATCTGAAACAGGATTAGAAATCGAATAATTGACTTCATGAGCTTGAGCAATAATTGAACCATTGCCTATAGTCCCAGCGGCTTCCGCAACTGTTATTAATGGAGTTGTGGTATTGCCAAGAAGTGCATGTAGTTCTTCATCAGATCCATCTGTATCAGCAGACCACATACCAGAAAGCGCTATAGTTCCATCAGCTAGCCCTTTAATGTAGGCTTTGCTTGTATCTCCAAAAGCGGTTGTTTCTGCTGTGTCATTTGCCATTGTTAGATCCGCTGAATTGAAATAGCTTGTTAAATCAAATTCGTCAACATATACCTTAGTGCCTTTACCGTGAACGAATGTTGGCATTATTTCTTACCTCCTGTTTTCTTAGGTGGTTCTTCTTCTTGAACGAATGCTTCATTAATATCAGGTGTAGAAGGATCATCAGGGATGTAATGTCCCTTATCATTTCTTGCACGTTCTTTAACTACTTCAGATTCTAAAGCTAAATAGCCTTCAGTAATAAGCCATAAACCTTTTGGTTTTGCAATTTCTACAACTTCACCAGCTTCATATCGTTCGCCGTTGTAATTAATTCCTGAAGTTCCACTCTCGCCTCCAGTGACAATATATTTCGGCATCACTCACCCTTCTTTTATGGCACAGCGAAAACCGTTGTCACCGTTCACGCTGGACACAGGACACATAGGTCACTTTGGTAATTACATGGTAGCACCTGTATTTGTTTATGTCTCGTACCTGATAGAACGATTTTAAGCGTTTTCTACAGTTTCGATGATGGTTTATATGCCCTTAAAACCATTGAAAGCTCAACGGTTTTAAAAAAGTTTAAAAAATATCCTGTCCAATTGTATAAATGGGGTTATATGTGGTTATAGTGGTCTTTGATGGGAAATATAAAAACAAACCGAGAGGAAAACCCAATGGAAATACATACAGGATTACCAAATCACACTTGCGGCGGAATGGGCGTCTGGGTATCCGCAATAATAACCAGAGAGGATGGCGTTGAATGGGATGCGGGAGAAATGACACGTGACTCTAACTGCGAATCATGCCAAACAGAACAAGCACAAGAAGACATAGCCATAGCAGATATGGAATGTGCCGCTGAACAAGCAAACGAACGTGCATGGGAGGAACGTTAAATCAATAATGCAAGTTCGCCTGAATGGTTCAACCGAGTTCGATTCTCGGACAGGCACGATGGGAAAACAAACAAACCGAAAGGAGAACCATCAAATGGAAATAGAAAATCACAGCGATGCGATACATCGGATGACACAAGTTTCTTGCCTTAAGGTAGGTGACGAGATTAGTTACTGGTTAGAGGATTTGGATAACACCGAATTGAATGGCTTAATTGTTACAGGGATTGAGCCTCTACCAAAGACAAGACCTGACGGCTTGCCTACTCAATGGGCTTATATGTCAGACGCAATGGCTATACGGTTAATAGACACAAACGCATGGAGAGAAAAGTACGGAAATTACAGCGATGAAAAAATCGTTGGTACTGGAGTCTACGACCAAACCGCTCACATAAGTGCCGACATAATAGTTGCAGTAAAGGTGGTGAACTGAAATGGGTAACAGAGCAGTAATAAGTTTCACTCAGTCAGGTTACGCAAATTGCAAAGCAGGCACTTTGGACACATCACAGGTCGGACTTTACCTTCACTGGAACGGTGGTTTGGAATCCATTGAAGCTTTTTGTAAAGCGGCAACAGATTTAGAAATTAGTGACCCAGCAAGATTCATCCAAATGGTAGCCAACTGGTTCGGAGGTAATCAAAGCGTTTACGTTGACGTAATTAATAATCTTGATTATGACAACTATGACAATGGCGCTTACGTGCTTTCTAAATCTTCAGGCGAATGGAAAGTAGTTCAAAGAGCTTACGTGCCTGAACATCTAATCGGCTGCAAATTAGCAAACCATGACCAAATAGTTCAGGAAATGTCACACGATGTATTTACTAAATCAGTAACTCATTTTATGAAAGGAGAAGGTAAATGTTAGAACTTGGATTATTTCTATTTGGTTTTCTTTTCACAGGATTAATTCTTGAATGGTGTGGAATGAACATGTGGGCAGAAGAAGAAAATACAGATTTGTCACAGAAGTAAAATATAATGTTTTCATGGAGGAACAACATAAAAAAATTTGTTATGACGAGGAGGGGTCTTTGGTTTGTGTATGTAAATTAGCTGAAAATCTTAAAACACCTATAACAGATGAAGAACTTTCTGTGAAACTAGCTGAACATATAGCTTGGGCTGTAGATGAAATATTAGGAGATTCAGTAATAAAATGAGCGCACTTAATGGGCATTTACCTCATGTGAACATTTACCAACCTGATGGTGGGTGGCAATATACAATTCTAATTTCTGAACTTCCCTACAGTGGTTTCATGGGAGGTGGAAGTCCTGATGCTTATGTAGTCGTTACCGTTTGGCTTCCAAACGATCACATAGGCAGAAGTTACGTTATGGCGAAAGAAGGAACTTTAACCACAGGCTACGTAGCTGAAAAATTTGGAGAAGGTTTAGATACTACTAATGCTGAAGATCTTGCAATGCTAAAAATGGTAGCTGACGCTATTAGAGAAACTTTAGACAGACCGTCTTTAGATGAGGAGGGATGGCAATGAGCCACAAAATGACATACCGCAGATTGACTTTTGATGTAGCGGCTCACGGTGAATGGGAAGAATTAATGCCAGCAGTATTAACAACTATGGGAGCAGTCGAAACTCCTTTTATTGGCGGCACAGGAATAATGGTTATTGATATAGATGAGAAAGAAATGCAATTTGAAGAAATACCTAATGTTCCATTAGTATCAAATGCAGAGATATTTGAATTTCCAGAAACTTTCGGTTCAACCGAACCTGATGCAGAAGAAGAATAATGGAATTAACAACTGAACAAAAAGAAGAAATAATAGTAAAGCTTGGAATTTTAAGTCACTTATTAGAAAGTGCGGCGCAAACAATGAAAGACATTGTTTCAATAGCAGAAGGCGCTAAAGAAAAAGAAATAGAAGAACTTATAGCAAATCATACTGCTGAAGGTTTAGAAATGATTTCCAAATTTCTTGATGAAGCTAGTGAATAACTATTTCTATTTCTGTTCTACGGAATTAACTACTTTACAGCGAGGGCATTTAAGTCTGTAAGGAGTTGAAACCATCTCAGCTAAAAGTTTTTTACAACTAATACATCTGACATGGAAAAGAGTTTGCCGTACAACTACAGCGCGATCTTCTCCATAAGCGTCATCCATTTCACAGAGCCTTAACCGCCGTAAAATTACACGAAAAAATCATTCGTTCTTGTTCATCTCTTTCCAAACCAAAAGGAGACTGAATTGCTTCTATCTGATAATAAGTAGTGCTAGTTAAAGTTTCATTTATAACTTTTGTTAAAGTTTTCATAATGTCAACAGCTAAAGATTGGCAGGCTGAATAGCTAGTAGCTCTTGTATGACACATTAAACCTGCATTTTCTATAGGTGGAGAAGTATCTGCACCAAAAACATTTGTTGGAGCATTACCGCCTGTCTCATATATCCCCACACAGGTGTCAGGGCTATCAGGCAGGCGCCCAAGAAAAAGATTGGTTCCTAACACTAAAGTAGTATCCGTGACGTTAGCGGCTAAGTATGTGCCTATATCAGTTAAAACAGCCACTATCTCATCACCCTTTTTATCGCTTTAATAACTCTTGGAACTATAGTCATCTGTTTTCTTTTAGCAGGCCATTCAAGATACTTAGCTGCTCTGCTTTCACCCGGAACTCCTGTACTCATTCCACCCTTAGCTCTAGACGGATGGAAATAACGTAAATTTTCGTGTTGAACTAAAGCATAAGGAGCGGCAGGTCCCCCATAAGAAATGGTGAACTTTCGAGTCATACTAGGACTGCCTTCTGTTTTTAAAGTAGCTGATCCTCTCAAAACACCTTGATCGAAAGGAACTAAAGCCATTGATTCACTTTTAACTTCGTTAGCTATTTCATGAAGTTCTTGATTAACCGACATAATGATTTCAGGAGCGGCAGTTTTAAGTATTCTTCTAATGTCCTGTATGCCTTCTAGTTTTATGTTCGCTACCATTATTTATTCCCAACGTAAGCAACAACTCCGACTTGCCCCAAAGGATCTTTTCTAGTTTCAACTTTAACTAATGGTCTCGTAGCGCTAATTGGTGCGCCTAAAGTTACTTGATCTTCTACATTTAATGTCAGAGAAGAATCCGGTATGTAAATAACCCAAGCAATTTTTTTTGTTTCATCCATGTCACGTTCAGCTTCATTAGCTCTACGAATATAAGCATCATAAGAAACAGCGGCGCCTGTAAAAGTACGTTCTCCGTAACTATTCACAGTTGAAGAAGTTCGAAATTCAATCGTATCTGGAGTCATGTTGACCTTCAGATCAGTCATAAACTGTGCAGAAGGTTGTGCCATCAGTCAGCCCCAGTCCAAAGAGGCTTAAGATCAGTTTCTATATTGCCATAACGGTTGTCATCAAATTGTCCTTTATAAAAATCAGGTCGAACAATGTTTGAATTATCCCAGTCAATGTCTTTATCTGAAACTGTTATACCGCCTGCATATGGTGTAGGTGTGAGTCCTTCACGACCTGCCATTTCCATCAAATAAGCAGCTTGACTTTGGTAAGCTTTAGCTTTTTGACTCATGCTTACCTTTAAATCACCTACGGATTGATCTGCAAGGCGTGAGAATTTAGAAGCAATGGTTATACATGCTCGATAAGCGGCACTATATAAACCAGTTATAGCTGTAGTGCTACCTGTTATTTCTTTATTTATCCAAGTTATTTCTTCGTTAGCAAGAAGCTGATCGTTCGTGTCCGTATCCCCGCAAAGAAAGCGAATAGCATCCAAAGCGCTGGAGTCTGGATCACCGCTATAAGTCCAAGCCATATTATTTCTCCTTATATAAATGCAAAAGCCGGAGCCGGTTAAACGACTCCGGCTTATGCGGTGGTGGTGCTATTTTTTTTAAGCTACTACGTTAGAGAAGAAATATCCCAAAGGAGAAGAAACGATCTTGGTGTCCCAAGCGGACTCAATTTCGATTCGATCTGCTTTACGTTCTTCCATCCTAAAGCGGCTTACGGCAGAACCAGTTCCAAGTCCACTACTTACACCATTCCAAACCATGGAATATCCTGCTGATGGAACCATCAGACCCGGATTTGCAGGTGTGTAGCAAAGCAAGCAATCTTTATCACCGATTTGTGAGTAAGCAGCAGTTGCTCCCTCAGCGGCGGTGTTGTATGTGCCTGCCATTACTAGAACACGATCAACATTGAACAAGCGAGCGAGGAGATCCTCAGTCACTGAATCCTGTGTTGTGTATTTGATTCTGTCTACGATGTCTGCATTATCAACAAGTGCTGAGAATACTGCATAAGACATAATGACTGTGTTTGGTACATAGCCAGTTGCGCTTAATACTGTATTCTTACCTGTTTCAATGTCAGCTATAGGAGTAGAGCTAGCGGCACTCCAAAGAGTACCCGGAGTATTGTCTGTTCCCCATATACCAGTTGTAAATGCGGCTGCAGCCCATTCTACTTCTTGACGAATCAACATTTGTTGTGTCAAAAAGCGGGTTGCATCCATATCTGGACTTAGAGGAGCATCAGAGTTGGCTCTCGTTTGATCGCCAATGTCCTTATGCAAAGCATAAACTTCGCAAGCATAAGTAGCTGTGCTGAGTGAGTACCCAGTTCCAGCGGACTCTGTACCGTCTGCTCTACGTTGTACTTGATCCCGCATAAAATCAGCCTGTGAGTATGTGAAATACTTATCAGTCTGTTTCGCTACGGAAACTTGTGGAAACGCACGTGAAGCAACGAAAGCGTAAGCTTCCTGCATATAAGCAACTGACATATTTGTCAGTATCGCGTCTACGTGAACGTCTGTTGAGGTTGGTTGTGGCATTTGTTATTCCTCCTTAAGCCGCGCGAGCGTTCGTGATATTGATGAACGCTGTGAATGTTTCACCGGCTGAGGCGGCACCGATTGCTTGACCAGCAACATACACTGTTGTGTCTGTTCCAGCGGCAATAGCATCGCCCTGTCCGTCTGCGGAAGTACCAAGAATATTGCCGGCGGCGATTGTGCCATCAGCTACAAGCTTGGAAAGTCCATGCGTTGTAACGATTGCCTGCCCGCCTGATTCAGGGTTGTTTTGAAGAACCCCGATTGGCTTATCTGTGATAGCGGCACATACGGTTACTGTAGTAGCCGCTGATAGCTTCACGAAATGGTACTGTTTGGAGGACAAATCTGAACTTGCGGTGAGTTCACCGAAAGAGGATTGTTGCCCTTCGTATGCGGCCATAACTTAGACCCCCTGTTCTGTCCTGTACCTTGAATAAAGGTCAGGGTTTTCTACTGCCACAAGCCCGATTGCTTCTGGCAAGCTGGTTGCTCTACCTGCTTCAACAGCAGATTTAGCGAGGGCTTCAATTTGGTCGTAAGCATCAGTTGATGTTTCATCCAAATCGGAACCCAATTCTTTTAACACGCCAGCTTCGGCTAATGCTGAAGCACAGTTATCAAAAATGTTTTCGATGACTGTTGTTGCTTCTTGATTAGCGGCTCGGAGAGAGCGTAGAACAGGTGCGAAATCTTCAACAACTACACCCGGAAGGATGCGCCATTGAGCGACTCGCTCTGTGGCTTTTTCCATCTCGCGTTCTTCACGAAGCGAAGCGGCTTCCGCCGTTGCATCGTCAAGCTGTTTGCGAAGATCAGCCAGTTCTTTA